ATGACTGATAGAGAATTGTTAGAATTAATTGCTGCACAAGTAGGCGAGCTAATAAAAGATGTATCTACATTAAAAGTAGGGCAAAATAATCTTAAAGATGAAGTAAAAAAAACTAATGTAACTATTGAAAATGATATACAACCTAAAATCAATGCTCTATTTGATGGCTACAAACAAAATCCAGATAAGCTAAATAAAATTGAAGAGGAAGTATCTAAACATGAGGAATTTATTTTAAAACGTGTAAAATAAAAAAACATAAAAGGTTTTAGTACTCTAAAAATTAAAGTTATAACATCTATATTGGACAAGCAGGAATATCAAGCTAAAAAAATACTCAACTACCTACTTTGTCCAATATAGATGTTAACCCCTAGCAAATAAAAATCCGGGAATCCCGGATTTTTATTTTATTTAACAGCTTTGATTTTCAAAAGCTTTGTTTAGTTTTTTTATAGCTCTTTTTTCAATTCTAGATACGTAGGATCTAGATATTCCTAGAAAATTTGCTATTTCTCTTTGAGTTTTGCATCCACCATCAATTAGTCCATATCTCAATTCGATAATAGTTTTTTCTCTTCCCTTCAAAACTTCATTTATTTTGGAGTACAATTTTTTTACTTGTATTTTTAAATCTACTTCGTCAATAACTTCATCCGCATCAGTCCCTAATATATCAATTAGAGATATTTCATTGCCTTCCTTGTCTACTCCAATAGGTTCTTGAAGAGAAACCTCCACTTTAGACTTTTTATCAGCACGAATAGTCATAAGTATTTCATTATCTATGCTATCCAATAGACTACATTTTATCTAGTTCCTAATATTATAAATATAAATTTTTCTCTAATAACTAAAAAATATAATGTTTATTTGTAAAGATATAGTATATAGCTATTGTAGCTCAACATTTACATCTTGTTGCACTTTCACTATATGGTATACCAATTCCATTAATACATATGATAAAACTTGTCCTAGAATAAATGTGAAAATAGGTTTTTTAGTGGGAGTTAATAGATACCAGACTTTCGAAATCTATTTTTACCGAAAAAGGAATAGACGTTTAAATAAAATATTTCTGCCATGTTTTAAAATCTTATACCTAAATCAGAATATAAAGGTTTTATTTTATCTGGAGTTAGAGGCCATTCCTCTTTTATTTTATAATCATTTAGAGTAATTAAGTAATACAATAATAGTATAATTGGTTGTCTGTAGATAAGACTTATATCTTTCTTTTGTATTATTTTAGTTTTTAAATATTCTTTCCTCTCAAAAAAATCATATAAGTCTTCTACATTTATATCAGATGCCATCTGTTCATATGCATCTAATATAAATAAATTTATCTTCTTTTCATACTCAAAATCTCCAATCATAGTTTTATACATTCTGATTAGTTCTGGAAGTAAGTTTTCATAATATTCACTTTTATTCATGATAACATCTACCTCCTTAAATAAGTAATCAGTTGTTTCGATAAGAGCCATACTTCTAGCTGCTATTCGTTGCGTTGATGGCAATACCTGATGATTAGATTTATATAAACTATCATGCGTTAGCTCTGCATGTGCATGTTGTAATAATGTTCTAACTTGAATTTCGCATGGTGTCCCTGATGGAATTTTAATTTTGTTTATATTTATATTATACTTATTTTTTACAACGTAATGAACAGATTCATATCCAAATAAATTTGGATGCTCGATTCTGCTTTTTTCAAAATCTCTATCCTTTGAAAATATCCATATATTTTCATTCTCAATGACATTTTGAATAACTTTTATATCATCCAACAACAATACAACAAATCTAACTCCTACCTTATCCTCTATTTCGTTATAAGGATCTTTATAGTTTTTATTCCTATAAAATGCTTTTTCTATTATAGAGTCAATACTCTTGATTCTTACTTTCGGATCTATTTTTAAAAAAATCTCTATATCCACTTGATTTTTTATATTGTCTATTATAATTTGATTGACTTTATTGCCCCAAGCCTCATAAATAACTTTTTCTTTCTCATACCTATCAATAAATTCCTGTTCATTCATTAGTCTTGTTTTTCAATAATACCTTTCACTTTAATAAATGTCCAGTCATCTTTTTGTTTTGATATTTCAATGATATCTTTAAAGTTTTCAGATGGGGCACTAATGTTAACATTTGAAGAAAATTTAATTCTCCTTTTCTTCAATGTTTTTTTAATAAGGTTTAAGTCTTTCTGTATGCCAGTCATTGACACTCCATTAAGTTCCATATAATTACTATATAGATCGATTACATCTTTTTCAAGATATTCAGTTGCAAACTGATCAACGCTTATAATATTGTTTTTTGATGTGTTTAAATATGTATATAGTGCATAATTTAAATCAATCTTATCTTCATTATTAAAATGATTATTTGTATCAATGAATTCCTTAGTATTATTATAGAAATCTCTAGTTAAATTCTGACTTAAAGGTAGAAAGGTACAACCCAAAAAAGAACCATAAAAGTATTGTGCTGCATCATCTGTATTAGCCAAGCTCATGTTTTTATCATAGATATAACAGGTGAATTTATCTGCTATATCTTCAATTGTTTCATCTTGTATATTATAATCATTCTCATTAATATATATCCCAATTTTATAAAATTTTTGTTCAGGAGTTAACAATAAATCTGAAACATAATTTAATATAAGATTTGAACTTTGGTTTTCTAAAACAAATCCTTCTTGTATTTCCGCTTTTATTATACCAATAAACTTTTTATTATCTATACCCACCGTTCCTCTTAATATAACAACTATACCCCCTGGTATATTCCTTCTGTTTTGAGCTTTAGCTAAATTATAAGCAACTTGTTTAGAAATTTCAATATAATTTTCTCCATCTTGATGTAACATGTTGGCGATATAGCTGAAAGTACTTCCTGGATCCGTTTCAATGATGTTCATTTCCATACTGTTTGATTTTTTCCCAAGAGCATCTGTTATTCTTTCCTGCAACACAAACAAACCATTATCCTCAAGTTTAGTAAAATCATCATTATAGAATGGCTTTTGAATTTCCCTATCTAAATTTCTTTCAAAAATTTGATGAATTACTATTTCTTCGACACATAAATTTTCAAACTGACATGCCATTTTTTTCCCTCCTTTTCATTACATATTTCTACAAAATGTAGTGAAGTCCTTTATCGAATTTTAGACATTTATCGACAAAATAAAAAAAGACCCGGTTTTTACACCAGGTCAAATGCTCTATTCGTTCCATAAATTATCTAATTTTTCAGCAATAATTTGTTCTGAAATTTTTATTTGATTCAAAGCATCATCAATTTCATTTTGTTTTTTTACTATCTCATTCTGTACTTCCATAGGTGGTATTGGTATTCTAATTTTTAAAAAAATATCTTTAGGTATACTTCTTCTCCTATCAACAGAACCTTGCATTGTCATCTTATAAATTTCTCTCATTTTATATGACCTTAATAACAAACCAAGAAATATAACATTGATATCTTTCTTTTTAAGTTTCCAAATAGTATAAGCAGGGCTAACTGCTGCATAAGGATATTTAGTTTGAAAACCTAAAACTCCTTCATCAATTGGAAATCCAACAACCAATTCATTTTTATATACTTTTTTATATTTAGAAATATTTTTACTAGCAATCCGCTTATTAAATTTTTCATTTTGGTCAATTAACCCCTGAGCCATAGTTATAGACATAATAGGAGCATCTGTTAAATTACCTATTTTATCTTTGCCAGATAACTCAAATATATCTCCCAAGGGGATAGTTTTATATTTAGAGCTAATATTATACAAGAACTCTCTATATGATACCGCATTTAGTGCATAATTATTGGATTTTACTTTATCAAAATCAATTTTATCAATTCCTAAACTCATTAAATATTGTAATTTTTGATCTTCCAAATTATTCTCTGACAAAACAAGTTCTAAATCATTTGGACCTTCAATCTTTTCTCTTTTTTTATCTAAAGTATAACCATCGTTTTTAACTGTAAAAAACCAAAAATAATTCTTTGTTTTTGATTTTTTAACATCTGTAAAATATAGGATACTAGCCTTTGCACGATTATAAGGCTCAAAAGCGCCTCTAGGAAGAGAAATTATACTCTTTAAGTTGGCATTTTCAGTCAAATATCTTCTAACATTCTCATATGCCTTCTGATTTGTATTTGATAGAAATCCATCGGGAACAATTATAGCCATTCTTCCACCTGGTTTTAATGCCCTGAAACAATGTTGGGGGCAAACAATGTCTCCACTTCGATTAGGTACTGTGTATTTATCTCCATACCTCGTTTTCTGAGCAAATGGCATGTTAGTAATTACTATATCAAATTTATTGTCAATAGGGTTTGCCAAGCTATCCTGTCTTACAATATTACTATGTCCATCCCCTGCTAATATCATATTCATTTTAGCAATATTAGATGCTTTGGTTATATCAGCTCCGTAAATTGTTTTATTTTTCAAAAACTCTAAATTTCTTTCATTCCGTGGCATATTACTAATTAAATGTTTATAAGCAACAATTAACATCCCCCCTGTTCCGCAAAATGGATCATATATAGTTTCACCAATCTCGGGATTTAATAACTTGACCATTGTTTTTACAACATGTCTAGGTGTAAAAATCTCTCCTAAATCAGAAGGGTTACTAGCACTATATGAACGAATAAAATACTCAAATGCATCACCTTTTACATCAGCATTAATATCTGTAAGTTGCAAATCATCTAGTAAATTAATTATTTCTTTAAGATTATCCGGATGTTTAATTTGTAATGGTTGAAATATATTCTCATCGTTATACTCTTTGGCAAACCATTTTAGCACAGTATCGCTAACATAGCTTAGTAATTCCAGCCCTTTTTTATTCTTAAAATAATTCCATCTGTATGCATTATTTATTCTTGATTTTTCTCCAATTAATTCTTTTCCATCTTCTATCTCGCTTAATACTTTTAAAAAAAGAATGTTTGAAAATTCCGTAAATCTTTCTAATCCTTGCTGCATACCTTCTTCTCTTAACAAATCATTTACAGTATCAAATATAGATATTAACTCTCCTCTTGATTTGATAACCTTTTTATCAAGAGTATTAACTTCACTTGTAGATAAATACTGAAGTGCTAGGGATTCCCGTACTAATTCATCTAATTCTTCTCCATTTATCTTTAATGGTTTATTCACTTTAATATGAAGAGTTTTTGTAAATATACCGTCAGTAGCAAATACTATAGGGGCATCTATTCGTTCTGCATACCTTCTTCCTTGTTCTATTGCTTCTCTAATATTTTGTCCAGGTTTTTTTGCTTCAATTACAGCAATTGGATTATTAGTATGAGACTCATATAATATGTAGTCAGGTCTTTTCCCTTTTAATTTCTTTTTTTGTTCCTCGGTTTTTACTCTCTGTTGATAGACATTTCTGTCTTTAGAATGAGGATCATTATCCCAACCCAAATTTCTTAGCTGATTATCAATTAAAATTTCTGTATCACGTTCTACTGTTAATGTAGGCATATTGTCCTCCTTTCTAATTTGCATAATAAATTTATATAATACCCAAGTTTATACTATCATTTTAGATTATATTGGTCAAGAATAGACTAAAATTAACATTCTTACAAACCAAAAAAGACTAGGCATCACACCTGGTCCACACAATCTAATCTATAGTTTTCTCTTTTGGCTTTTCTTTTTCCGCCCTTGGATCTGCAACAACCTCATATCCTCCTATAGCTGCCATGCATACTAACATGGAATTTATTATTGTAAGCACTATACCCTGTGGCCCCGTACCAGCAGGAGCAAATAAAAAGGTAAGTATTAATGCTATAACGAAAGCATATAATCTTACCCATTTATCGCCTAAATTCTTTTTTACTACCGATTTTGTAAACTGAACTATAATAGCTACAGCTGCTACCAGGCCTGCAAACGTAGCCAATGTTTCTACATTAAAAAACTCATTATACATATCTTCATTCCTCCCTTTATTTTAAATAAACTCCTATCATGTTATTAACTGCCCTGTTTTCTAAAGGATTATTTAAAACTTTTAATCCTTGCATAAGTCTTGTGCTACCTCCACCATCTAAATTTATTGCATTTATACAACCTAATCCTTTCATAAAATTAGCTAGCTCTTTTATTGTCATTCCTTTACCGTTTTTTCTGCCATCAACTGCAACTAAGAAGAAGTGTGTGTTACTTTCTCCTATAGCACTTCTAGGGTGTCTATAGTTAATTATCCCCTTGTCTTTTTCAAAGCCTTTAGTATCAATAGATATTACTCCATTTACTATGAGAGAAGGACTGCCCCCAAGAATATCTAATACATCACTGGAATACTTGTAGTTGGCAAATTTATATGAGTTGTCTTTATATCCTATAAATCCGAATCGAGAATATATTCCTGCGTTTATTTGTTTTCCATCTCTAAATAGTAGGTTTAAAGAATAACTCTTACCCTTACTTATCCAGTATAGTCCCCCATTTATCATGAAGTCTGGTTTATCTTTTAACCCCCTATATGCACTAGACATGGTTTTAGTTTGTCCGTCTAAAACTCTTACTTTCTTTATATTATCTTTTGGTATTTTTACTACAGTAGTGTAGTGGTTAGGCTTTATTACTTCATACAATGTGTTTGAAGAGGATTTTTTTGGTGAAGAAGCATTTAATCTTGCTGAAGTATTAGCTCCAACTATCCCGTCTACTACTAAGTTATTATCCTTTTGAAATTGCTTTATTGCTCTTTCTGTTCCCCCACCCAAAATTCCATCTACTCCATTTGTACTATATCCTAAAGTATTTAATTTTTGTTGCAACTCTTTAACTTCTTGTCCCCTAGAGCCTTTTTTCAACATTATTCAGTCACTTCCCTTCAGTGCTTTTATTAGATTGCTCTTAAATTCCTCAAATTCTTTTTTGGTAACGTAGACTTCATCTTTATCACCTGTAAAAAACTCTAAAGGTTTATCTCCAAGTAATCTATTTAAGTCTAAATCTCCTGAATAACCTTCTAGCCTGCCTTTAGATGTATATTGATGAATATCGCAAGGAAAATCGGGTATAGAATTTGGTTGTCCATTATTAACTCCGTAATGTGGAATCCAAACGAAGTCAGCCTTATCCAAATCTAAATTAAATTCTTCATACAAATGATGACCAATGTAAATACCTACTTTTTTATCTGTTAATAACCTTAATTTTTTAATATAAGCATTAATTCCAGTCCTCATGTTGGTCATTGATTCTTCCTCTACATCTAGTACATAGAAAGCTGGATCTAAATCTTTAGCTCTGTTATAGAAATCTGTTGCTTCAACTTCCATATCTCTTTCACTTACACCTCTTACCCATGCATATACACCAAATGGTACATTGTTCTTTTTCATTTCAGAAATATGGGTTTTATAATGCCTATCGATTGTCCTAGAACCATATTGTACTCTAACAATAGCCATATCTAATTGACTACATAATTTTACATAGTCAATTAGATATGGGTCCTGATGATGTGAAATATCAATTATCATTTTCTCTTCATCTCCTTTACTTTAATAATCCTTTTTGGGCTGCATAAAAAAAGAAGCCTACAAAGCTTCCTATCAGTAGTCCCATAAACCATTTCATAGTAACTGTAAGTGATTGTATGTCTTTGCATAGATTCTCTATCTGAATTCTAAATTCAGCGTTTTCTCTTTCGTTTTCATCCATACGTTTGTCTAGTTCTAGAATTTTTTTATCATGTTCAGTGATTTTCATTTCCATTACTTCATTGTTCATAAGCCACCTCCAAATTGATATAAAAAAAGAACCTGAATTAACCAAGTTCTTTTTTATTTATAATGTTTTTTATAATATTTATCCGTGTCGAATAAATCCTGTGCATTTTCCTTCACTTCATACTTAACTTTTTCCCATTCTACTTTAAAATAGATTCTTGCAATGGATAATAATTCTCTTTGGTTTACTAGAACTATTTCCATGTCTGAATTGTTCTTTATAGCATCCCCTATATTAAACAATACTTTTTCTAATTTAACATCTAATTCACTTCTATTTTTGCTTCCCTGTTTAACAACAGGAGCCAAATATAATATAATCTTGTCAATATGGTTTAGTATGTTAATTTTCATGACTTTTCCTTCTTCATTAGTTAAATGTTCAGAAATAATATATTCATTTAATACACTATTTAGTTCTACAATGTATTCTCTTATTTTATACATCCACTCTATTCTATTTTCAGTTATCACTTTGTTTTTTCTATCTTCTAGATATCTATTCGACACTAAAAAAGCTCCTAATATGGATAGTGATATTTTAATAGCTGAAAATATATAGTTTATAATATTATTTAAATCACTTGCAACAAAAGAATCTCCATCTAGATATTCTAGATATTTACTATGATTAATAATTTCAATTCCCTTTGGTATAGCAATTTGCAGTAATACTATTGTTATTATTACTGTAAAAAATATAGAAAAGGCTGCTAAAAACCATGATTTATTTGTAATTTTTTCCTATAAGCTGTTTTTCATTATCATCACTCCTATTTAATTATAATGTACATATATAATTAATATCGGAGAACATTATATAAATCTTAAGGAGAAGGGCATAAAAAAAGCCCTTCTTAGGGTTAAACTGTCAATTCACCAGTTGCTAAATATTCCGCTACTGGGATTTTATATTCTTCAGAAACAACTGGAAGAGTATTTCCTTCATAATCCTCTAGTTCCCATCTTTCAGCCTTTACCAACACTGCATATGCCTTTACTTTCCAAGATTTTATCATTACTTTACACCTCCGTTCAATTTTTCTTCTATTGCTGTTAACCTATCATCTAGATTAATTAATATCTCGTATACATCAACCAACATCATATCTTTTTTATCTTGTTTTTCTTCCTTAATTTCTGATAGAGGTTTCTTATTTAATATTTCCATTATTCAAATGCACCTCCAAATCCGTTTATGGCACATTGTTCTGTAGCAGTTCCTTTTTCTATTATAAACCTTATATTTATACCCCACTTATCAGCGGTCTTGGTGTCATTGGTAAAATTGTAATGTCTGCTTATATTCACTTGTGAAGTTATATCTTCCCATGTTGGCACTTCATCAAATCCATTGTTGCAAGCCTCAATTTTTGCTACTGCACCAGTAGATATGGTCCATGTTGGAGTGACTAGTATTTTTGTGGCCATTATGTCGGTTTCGATTGGAGTTTTTAATGTAAATTGGATTTTATCATCAAATCTTTCGAAAGCGTAATTTCTTATAGCAGTAGCACCATGTTCATCTATAGCTTCAATTTTAATTGAATGATTACCTATAGGTAGTTTAAACCAATCTTCTTTAGATATAGCAAAGGTATTGGTAACACCATCTTCAGCTTGATATTCTTCTTTTAATACATTGTCTAGATATGTTTTTACTGTTATTGAGTTTCCCTCTACATCTGATACAGAGAAGTCCATGCTAAAAGGTTCTAATTTTTGCCCTAAGTCTTCATCATTTCCACTTATGATAGGAGCTGTATTGGTCCTACGGAAAGTAAACCTCCTATAAGCTATACCACCTTGGCCATCATCAACTTTTATTTCTATCGTATTGGTAGAATTTAAAGGTAGTGAGAATAGTTTTTCGTTTGTTATCTCTATTTCTAAATTCTGGTCTCTGGGTACTCCATTTATGGTTCTTATTACAGAGCCATTTAGCCTCTCTGTTACTACAAGATTGTCAGAAGTATCTATATCATCTACTTGATAAGTTATTAAAAATCCAAGGTTTTTATCTCCTAAGTCTTGGTCTTGTCCACTTATTATAGGCGGAGTATTATTTATTACTGTTCTAGTCGCTGAAGTTCTGTAGCTACTGTACCCATCACTATTATAGGCTCTAACTCGGTATACTACAGTATTCCAGCCCTTTGTAATAGTATCAGTATAACTTGTATTACTACCATTATAAATCTCTGCCCAACTGCCACCATTAACACTTCTTTCTAAGTGATACCTTGTTGCATCAGAACTACTGCCCCATGATACTGTTATATTTTCTCCACCCTTTGCTATAGAAGGTATCGTGATAAATGTAGGAGCTGAGGGTGGTTGGGGAATATATTTTGTTTCAATTAATTCTAAAATATAATCATTTCCACCCATATTATTTACACGAGCAGAATAACTTGATCCGCTGACTACTGCAACACTACGAGTTCTATAGCCATTATCTTCTCCTTTATATATTACAGAGACTTCAGCCCAAACATAAGCTCTATCAGAAGTATAATAGATGGTGGATTCTCCCATGGTCATTTGGTCTTTTAATGTAAATGTTGTATCGGCGACAACTGTTGTATTCCAATAACCCATCCTATATCACCACCCTTTTTCCAACTTCATCCCAAACACCATGTACCAACTCAACACTATCCAAAGTTTCAAAATTCACCATGAATATATTATGTGTAAAATTATTTAGACTTGCATTTTTTAATATTGCTACTTCTACTGCAAGGCTTGTAATATCTTCTTTGTTTGTTTTGGCTTGTTTGTTTGCGTTATAAATACCTTCGTCCATGTAGTTTAGATTATTGGCTGATACTGGAGTCCCCTCTTGAAGAATCTCTCCTTCTTCAGGTACATGGGTCACTGTACCATCTGGATTTTGAATCTCTTTGAATGTCCCCGGTCTTTCTGATATATGGTCCTTCCACCCTATCTTTTCATAGTTCATTCTGCCACCTCCACAACCTTAATAGAAAATACTACTAGCAACCCTTTTGTAGCATTTTTGATAATCTCTTGAGGGTTCCCCAATAGTATTTTTCCACTCTTGCTTATAAGTTTTATATTTTTTATATCTCCAACTACAGTATCATCTAGCATTACATATATTTTTAAAGTATCTACATTTATTGATGTTCTATATAGCTGCAGTTGTTTGGTCCCTTCTTGCATTTCCACTTCCGCATAATCTACTAAATTTAAAATAGATTGTGCTATTTCCCGTATTCCTTCCTGAGTAATCATGCTTTACCACCTCCAGCTTTAAATATGCCTGCCATAAGATATTGCTTAGATGATACGTTTTTACCTGTATTTGTATTAAGTTGAGTATTGAAACTAATTCCTTCGTTTTGAATGTATGGTTTAGTTCCACACAGGAAGGTACCGCACATATTGTATGGGATTGGGTATTCTTTGTACTTAGTTTGAAGTTGTAACCCACTCGAATCTAAATTAGCTGTTAAATGAATTCTCACGCCTCCTGCAATAACCTTATCTATACTTTTTAAAGGCAAATGCTTAAGTTTGGGTATTATTTCCATAACCAATCCAGCTGGTTCGTTATCATATTCGTACATTCCCCAAGTTTCTCTTACTCCTACATAATTTTCGCCCAATAATACTGTAGCTACTTCATTTATAGTTTCAATATCCCCCTGGCTAAGGTTTGCTATTACTTTTGTTTTTATCATCAGTCTATATAGTTCGTCATCTTCCCCTATGCCTCGATATTGAAGTACATTTCCGCCTATAAGATCTAGCGTTTTTCCTGTAGCATTATCAATATCATGATTGAATTTTATATCTTCAAATGCTTTTTTTATTTCTTCTAGTTCCTCATAAACTATTTTGTGGAGTTTTACATTGTTTACTTGTCCTTCTCTAGAGTAGTTATCAGGTAGCCTGTTAAATACTTTATTCCACATAATTGATCACTACCTTATCATAGCTTGTTTTTGCTATTTCTTTTATGTCGTTTTCTATGTTACCAGACTGCCAACTTTCTTTATCTGTACTTATTTCTACTTGAATATCTTTTATGCCATTTAAGCACATTACGCTAGACATTATTTTAGATACTACTACATCTTCACCAAGCTTTAATCCTTTGTGGAATATTCCATCTTCATCTTCTCCGCCTATATAATTCATTACTGCTCTTGTAACTACATTGTCTCCAGGATAACCTTTATCTCTTTTTATGCTTAATTTTACATATATATCTTTTTTAGTTGGTCTACTAAAGCCTATAATATGACTAATGCCTTTGCTATCTTCTACCTCTACTTCTTTTTCCCCATAAGCCCTAATTCCACCTGCTTTTGACTTTAGTATAGTCTTAGCTATATTTATAGCTTCTCCACCTTCTACAAGTGAATATAAAGACTTAGGAGGAATACTTCCTTTGTATTCCATAGTGTCATTTTCAATCACAAAAGCATCTACTACATTATCCATATCTAACAATGCAGCCTCAACTGCATCCCTAGTAGAACTTCCTCCCCTTGAAATTGATCTATAGTATCTTTGTCTGAATTCTCTATCTGTTTCAGTATTAGCTCCATTTATGGTGGATTCCTTATTATAAATATTATCTATTCCAGGTATAGGATTTACTGCTTTAGTTATAAAATAAGGACCTACATTCATATCTGATCTAGGAGAAATAGAAATTATAGGGATACTAACTATTCCATCATTACCTATAACCATACTTTCTATAGTTTCAAAAACTTTTTCTATTTTTTCATCAGATATCCTAAAACCTCTAGGAATAGAAGTTCCCTCTTTTCCTTCAATCGTAATTGTCCCTCTAGACTTCTGGGCTGGTTTTCTAGCTATGGTAATATATTTCCCTGCACCATCTAGGCTAGAGCCTTCTGATGTGTCTACAAAAGGTGAGAAATACACATCTTCTGCCAATTCCCATAATTCAGCTATTTCCCAAGCTTCATTTTGCAACCACATACCTAAAAAAGAAGTATTTGAAAGATTAATATTATCTCCAAATACTTCTTTTGCTCTAGCTTGTAAATCACTTAGTATTTCATTATAAGACTTTCTTCTAAATCCATCTATAGTAACACCAAATTTACCCAATATTTATCACCTCCTGCAAGGTGTTTAAATCAATCTCATTACCTTCTAAATCTGTTGCTATACCATATACCTTTAGATGTCTGTACTGATCTATTTCAATATCTTTTATATCTACTGTTTTTATTCTAGGTTCTTGATAAATAGCTTCCGTTATTGCAAGGTTAATACTTTCTTTGGTCTTTCCTTTCCCTTGTATTGCCTGATAATCAAGTCCAAATTCCATATCTAGAAACCACTCACCTACATTTGTTGTCAATATTCTTTCTATAGACTGTCTAATTTCTTCATTTCCTTCTATCATAACTAAGTTGCCATTTTCAATGATTAAATCTCCATTATCACTCACTTTAAAAGATTTCAATATATCACCAACTTTCAGTTCTGTTTGGACCTGATATGGTTATGCCTTTGTCGCTTTTGATTAATATTCCTCCGTCTTCCGTAATTACTATCTTAGCCGTAAAATCATCTTTTGCTATAACTAAATCATTCCGATGTTCACTAGGTAAAGTAGTAGTAAATGGCATAATTCCACCTACTATAATTGCATCATCTAGGCTATGTTTCCTTGTTGAATTCGGATCTGATATATTTCCACTAAGTAATACATTGTCTATATCTTCATCCGCAAATACTACTAATACAATGTCACCGGCCTTATAGGGCGGTCTAATTAAAAAAGAACCTGCCTTCATAAAAGATACAGGTACTTCTATTAGTATCGGCTTATTTTCGTCTTTATCTCTAACTAAAGGAATGACACTTGCCTTCATTGTAGTAGGATTGAATGTTTCAATTTTGCCTAGCATACATTTGTTGATTCTGTTTAACATATTTTCGCTTAATTTATTAAAAAACTCCATGGGGCTATCTTGCATATAATCACCTCTAAACTGGCACCACTACCATTTCAGTAATAAAATCACCAGTATGAACTCCCGATTCTACTCTGTAATTACCATTTATTGTCTTGCTTTCGATTTTGATTAAGCTATCTGTACTAATTTTATGATTCAATAAAGACTCTACCTTATATTTTATAACCTTTTTACCTTTTTCTTTTTCTTCCTCTATTCTTTCAGGACTTCCAATTAATCCAGTATCGCTATTAAGTAGAAATCCAGTTACAGTACCTTTATTTGCATCTCTTATATATAGCCTACCTTTGTTTATATACATCTTACTATCTGTATCTTTTACTAACTGTTTTAATGCTGATTCCACACTTCCACTAATACTTTTACCTAGCTTATAGGTTATATCCTTTTTGGGATTGATTTCTGCAATTTCTAATCCTAGCATACTAGCTAAATCTTGCATTATATATTTAGATGTAGAACCAGCTTGGTATGTTTTCTGCACCTTAGTATTTCTCCATTCAAAACCACCATCCGATACTTTCATAATAGTTATTTTATCTACTCCCTGCCATTCTGTGTTTATGTTTTCTATCTTGCCACTTAGGATATTACCTATATCTCCTTTATATCCTGCATTGAGAATTACATAAGCTTTTGATTTTATACTAGCTATTGTACTTTGAGATAAGTTATATATTCTGACCTCTGATATATCAGGATCCTTGCTTGTTGAAAATGGTACTCTAAAATCTATTTCAAATTTATCACCAGTAAATTCTTTATCACCAGCCTTTAAGTTGACTTCTCTAATCCAGAACTTCATCTTTATCACCATCTATCAAAAATAAAAATACTTCTTCGTTTAAATTATCAAAAGTTATTCTTTCAGCTCTTCCAGTTAAGTCTAAGGGTATAATATTTACTTTAGGAATGTCCTCATACTGTGATGATAAAAATAGAGGTTTACCGTATATAAGTTTTTCTCCTAATACAATAACCTCATCATTCTTTAATAAATCTATTGTAAAAAAGTCTTTTAAGACATTGTAATTCACTTGAAATGTATAAGTCTTACCCTCTAGGGTTATATCAAACCTATAAGGTATCATGTCTTTGTCAATTTCAATGTATTCCATAAAATCACCCCTATATAGGTCTTATGGTAGCTTTATGTTTACTATCTAAGTTATACTTAGCCAATGCATTTTCATTAGGTACTTTCTTGCTCTTGGGTTGCTGCTTTCCTTTGTTTGATGTTTTTTTTACTTTTGTAGAGATCTTTTTATCTGACTTTTTCGTCTTAGGATTTGTTACTTTTATTTGCACTTCTTTTGCAGTTGCTATTCTTACTTGCTTAAGCTTAATATCAAACTGATAACCAAACCTATTAGCAACCCCATGTTCTCTGTCTATTTCCTCTATAATCATATTAGAATAAGCATTCCTACCTACATATTTAAGCAGATCTCCATCTTTTTGATATTGTTTTAACTTTTGTAGCTTATCGGCTGCGTCATAACCTGTCATTTGTCCTCTAATAGATATAATGGAAGGGTTTTGCTTGACATGGTCAGATACATCTTGCCCAGACTCTACGGGTTTATCTGTTACCGTTACACTATCTTTGGAATTCTCAGATTCAATAACGTCAAATTCAACATCACCTAATTTTACTCGTCTCACAAAATCCCTCCTTAACTAATTTGCAATCCTAATTCATAGAAAAATTCTTCAAATGATTCTCTTGCAGCTTGTTTCATTCTTCTTTCTAAGTCTACCTTTTCTTTTTCTGTTGTACCTTCTCCTACAGTTATATTAAAAGTAGGGTTATATACTACGTTTGGTTTGCTTGTTGTAGTTTGAACATTGCTGGTATTTGTAGTTTTATAATTGTTTATGTTTCGTGGATCATCAGCTGTAAGAACCTCTTCATCCTTGTGAAGTTCAGCAATGTAGCCATTCCAAGGAACTTTTCCAAGTCCAGTGGCGTGAGAACCATCTACTTTGCTTACTTCTCCCTTATCCCGCTTAAATATATTCACTACACCTTTGATAGGATTCTTCATAAAGTCTTTCAAACCTTGCCAAAATCCTTTTATTTTACTTACTGCACCTTCTACTATCTTTGTTGTTGCTCCCCAAGCCCTAGATGCACCTTCTTTTATGGTATCCCAATTCTTGTATAGTGCTATTCCTGCAACTACTGCCCCAGCCAAAACTAAAGTCAATGGGCCGCCTAGTATACCCACTACTTCAAAAATACGACCTACTAATTTTCCTCCTATACCTATTACATTACTTGTTGCGCCTATTAATTCGCCTGTGCCCATTAATACCGGGCCAATAGCGGCTGCTAATCCTGCAAATCTCATAATATTCATTTTAGTACCCTCATCTAATGAGTTAAACTTTTCTACCAATATTGATATTTTCTCAGCTCCTACTTCAATATATGGTGCCAACATTGCTCCCACATCTATTAGAGCATTCTTAGCTTGTGTCATTGCTTTCTGTATCTTAAACAAACCATCTTCCATAGTTTCTGCATTCGCTGCTGTCTTTCCTGTCGAATTATCCATTTCACCTAGCATTTTGTTGTAACCTTCTACGCCTTCTGACAATAATGTTACTGCAGCACTACCTGCATTCATACTGCCAAACATATCTTTCAAGCTTAGATTGTTTTTCTTAGCATATTCATCTACTATACCTAGAACTTCACCAACAGATTTTCCTTCCTCGGTCAATTGTGCAAAGGATTTATTTGACATTTTTCTTAATGCCTCGTCTACCTTACTGCCTGTGCTTCCCATTTCTGCTAGCATAGCATTTAGGTTTGTTGTTGCTAGCTGTGCATTTTGTCCCTTTGCAGTTAGTATTGCATAAGATGTTCCTAATTGGTCTAAATTTACTCCCAGGGACGATGCTGTAGGGATTACTCTACCTATGTTTTTACCTAATTCATCAACTGAAATCTTACCTTTGTCTTGAGTTTGAACGAATATATCGTGTATTTTAGACACTTCATAAGCGTTTTCACCATAAGCATTTAGAACTGTAGTTGTTGCATCTATTGCAGTTTCCATATCTGTAAATCCTGCCCTAGTTAAATCAATTCCACTTCTAACAAATTCCATGACATTACTAGAATCCACTCCCGCTGACAATGCACTATAAGCTGCCTCTGCTACTTCCGTTTCTGCTATCCCACTTGCATCTGATATAGCTCTGACTTCTTCTTGAATCTTACCTGCTGGTAATATTTTACTATCTGCTAATGTGGTTACTTTTTTAATGCTATGTTCTAGATCAAACGCCATTTTAGTACCTGCTATTCCTAGTCCTATTATAGGAGTTGTGATTTTTTTAGTTAATTTTTTTCCTGTATCACTAATTTTTTTATTAATTTTGTCAAGATGTTTGGTAACCTTATCTGTTACACTAGCTATTGAATGTCCTGCATCTATAAACGCAGTGCTAAATTTGCTTATAGGTTTGGTATCCATTCCTTCTTTGATACTTTTACCTAATTTATCTACATCTCCCTTTGCATATTTAATATTAGCAGATATGCTTTGTGCAACATTTTTAAAATTATCTTTAAGTCCCTTGGTTTTTTTATCTAATTGTTCTATGGGCTTGGTGTTAGTACTGTCTTTAAGGGATTCTCCCATATCACTTAATTCACTTGTTGCTCCTGAAATTGATTCTTTTAATTCATCCATAGCTTTATCTGTTTTCACAATAAAACTTTCATCACCTTCGAATTGAACCCTAAAGGCTAAATTTCTTAAATCCATCTATTCACCCCCAAATGGGCTAAATATATCTATTGCCTTATTACACTCTAATAATTCTTCTTCGTGCATTTCCCTAGCCTCTGTATAACTTAAAACTCCTAAAGTCACAGGTCTCCAAAAGTACCATTGCTTTCTCACCTTTTGGTCTAGGTATGCACTGCTTACTTTCCCTTAGTTCTGTATTGATATTTGAGTGCCTCCCCTACTAATTCCTCAACTACTACTACATCTTCAAAGTCATCAAGTGTCTTTTTAGGATTCACTACAAAGTGTTCTAGTACTAAATCAAACATTTTTACTTCATCTACCATTCCATCAGTTTGCCATTGTTCCCTTAATTCCAGTGCTTGTCTTACTGGAAGTTTCTGCAGTGTATATTCCTCCCCATCTACAGTTACTTTCTTTACGTTTTTTAAATCTTTTATATCCGTCATTTTTCATTCCTCCTTAATTTTGGACATAGAAAAAGCACTCTTTGATAGAGTGCCTATTTCTTATTTGTCTAATTTTCTATTCAATCTGTCTAACTGTCTAATTATAATCCAGTTTTGTTCTACTAAAGCCGATAAATATCCAACCTTTGCCTGTTCTTCTGTTTTGGCAAAACTTAAAGCCATTCCTGCTTTCATTAAGTTTTTACCTGTCAAATCTGCCATTATCCTTTGAACTGCTTCCAAATCTTCTTCACTTAACTCTGTTAGTCCATATTGTTCTAAGACATTATCCATTCTTTCCTTTTGCTCATCTTCTTTTTTTCTAAACATACAATATACCCTCCATACTCTATTGGTCTATTACTATTTCATTATTGGTCTAGGTTCAAACTATAAGAGTATTCTGATTTGGAATAGTCACCTGCACCAACTTCACTCGCACGACCCCAATCGCCATATGGTGCATAGTCTATATTCCCCTTCGCCTCCACATGCACTTAGACTAATCAAAATTAGTACTGAGATTACACCTAACAACATTTTTTGCTTATTCCTCACAATATCCCCTCCCACATTTTGTTAATCCTATTATAATAAATATAGAAGGAGAAATCAATTAATCTACAGAATAATCTGCAACAAAGAATTCTATATCTTGAGACTCTACTTCTTTGCCTATATTTACATCTGGAACCTTTGTGACCCACGCTTGAGTACCACCTACATTTACACCATATTTATTCATATTTACTACTGATAATGGTGCAATAATATTGGCTCTTGCTTTGTCAGCCAATATTTTGATAAATGGAGAAGTATTAGCTAATGATATTGTCACTTTGCCTGTATTATTTGCATTAATTGCTACTGATACTTCTCCTAATACCCCTACATGGGGTATCATATTATCTTCGTTCTTTTCTGCTTTTACCATACTACCATCTGCATATCCTGTTATAACCATACCATCATATATGACTGTAACATCCTTAGGATTAAATACTTTTACTTCATTCATATTAAGCCACCTCCTCTAACACTAAATCTATTGTCACTTCACTTGAATGTATAGCTCCTGCAACTGTTGCTTTTACACTTATTCCATTGTATTTTCTATTCGCTACATCATTCTTAGGTACTTCACTTCTGCTAAGTGCAATTATTTCATATAATCCCCTACCATCTTTTTCAAGAATTATGCCTTGTCTCGTTGCTATTCTCATTACATTTTCGACCTCTGCCACAAGCATTGCAATGCCTTGGTCTGAATAAGGTATTTTCCCATTATTTAATGCTAATAGGAATAAAGCTTCTTCAAGCCTAAATTTAATGAAATAGCTACCTAAAACTACATCAATGTAGGATCCATCTGTCATTTTGCCTTCTGATACAAAGTTTCTTCCTTTACTCCTGATATAAGAGAATCCATTATTTTTGTGAAGTTCCTTTAATTCTGTTAGTGTGATGTTTGAAGGTTTAGAACCTGCTACTTCCTCATACATAGCTGTAATTGAACCTGGCAATGCCATAGCCATATTACTTGCCAATCCTTCAGCTAAGAAATCCTCTTTATCATTATGATAACCTATAGCTGTATTTGTACTTTCGATATTCCCTACTATAGATAAATCTTGAGTAGTAACAAAATAAAGTTTCTCATTAGCCATTACCCATTTAGACAGTTTTTCAATTACTTCTGTTGTGTTTGTGGTAGTAACTAGAGTAAACCAGTCATTCTTCTGTTGATTAATTAATTCATTTAAAGCAGTTTCTATTCCACTTGCATCTTCTATTACTTTCCCAAATACTACTACTTCTTGTGCCCTTGGTGTATGCATGAATATCTTCTGAGCTATTTTATATACTTTATCATCTACTGTAATATCTTTTATGCCCGGTTCTGCCCCTTCCGTTGGTAATAATTCTGCTGGATTACTGATTAATGTATAAGGCAAATCATGTTCATTATCGAATATGAGTATTAGCCCAAATCCTTGTTCAGTAACCCCTTTAGTGAGATTATTTACATTTACAACAAAGTTTTTAATCACTTTAAAACCTCCTTACTTAATTGTAATTTCTATATCCCATTTTTCTATTGTTTCTATTCTTCTCTTGATTGTATCTGTAGTCCTTAGTACCACATCAAAGCCTATGCGTGCCTCATAGTCATCCACAACCAATATTGTTCTGTCTCCAAATGCGTCTATGCTAACCACCACTACATTTAGATCTAATAAATCTTGGTAGCCTACATGCTTGAACCAATCCATAGCCTTTTTAGCTGTTTCATATGCTATCATTTGACTATCTGGTTCCTCTCTACAATAAGCATTAAGACTGATTGTCATTTGTGGCTGTAATTCTAATATCTCTTCAAAGTCATATTCAAATCTTTCATCATTGCTGGGCGCTAGTTTTTGAGAATAATTGCCTTGGTGATTGAATTGATTATAGGGTACTATAAATTTATACGTCATATAAGGGTAAGGTGGCTTTTTGCCTGGTTGGTCTTGTGGCACTATAGGTAATTCCATGTATTGATATAATTTGTGTATGATTTGGTTTCTTAGTTCTCTTAAATTAATCTACCTCACCCCTTTTAATGAAATAGATGAACAGTCCATCATCTTCCAAGTCGCCCTCATCAAAATCACCATAAGGCTTTCTTTCTAGAACTCTATATATTTTGTCTTTATGTTTGATTTTTTCTCCCTTGGATATTTCTTTATAACAATACAACTTTCTATCTTCAAAATTATATGTTCCACCTTCATCAAACTTTAGATCCTCATTAGACAAAGGTACTACTGCACCTTCTATTTCTATTTCTTCTATCTCTCCATGAACCGATACTCCACCTTTGCTATAATCGTTATAGCCTTGGGTTTCTTTTAATAAATATGCTGGATATTTGCTGTACTTCTTGACTAATCTTTTAAAATTAAACATTTTAATCTTTCACCACCTTATAGGTGATACTTTCTCTTAAATGACCTGCGTCAATTAAAGGATTTGAACTACCTTTGTTTTTTATTGTAGCTGGATGTAATGGAGGATTTTTTAATTCTGTTAGATATTTTTGTATCATTCCTACAATTAATTCCCCTAAGGTTTCAAAGAATATACTTACTGGCAATTCTAGCGTCAATACCTTTTCTAATAACTTTTCACTTTGTCTTATTATATTTTCTTTTTCCTTATCATATCCTGCTCTTAGGTAGCTCCTTTCAGGAATTTTAACTGTCTTGGTGTTAGGACCTAGATGTATTCCTATAGAGTGTAAATATCCTCTCATTTTATCAGTTACTTTTATTTCTACTCCAAATTCATGTACACTTGCTATCATTACTATTTCTGAATCATCTTCACCGAATATACCTATTTCTAAATGTGTGTTAAAAAGTTCATCTAACATTACTAAAAATTCAGGCACCTTGGTTTCATCATGAACCTTCATAGTGATTTCAGCCTTTTATAGGGATTTATCCACTTATAAATGAATTTAGGAATATCTCCATCATTGGCATATGTTTGGCTCATATCGGATAGTTTTTCACTAGTTATGTTAAAATTCAATGGATCTATCTCTATTAATTGGTCCAAAGCTAGTTTTATTCCTCCTGATAAATTGTTTTTATTAAATTTATTGTTGCAGTAACCTTCAATCCACTCTAAATATAATTGTTTTATTTCTTCTTGAGTCATTTTAATCACCTTGAACCATTAAGTTGTATAAGTTTTCTTTTTTATCCCTAGGGTTATGTTCTATACCCTTCTCAGTCAATATACCAATGATTGCATCCTTTGTGATGTTATCTATACCTATTGTATTAACACCTTTACTATCCTCAATTGTAGACTGTTTTGTGAGGCCTTTTTCTTCTATTTCTAAATATTTTACATCTATTATTTCTTTTTCTACAAATTCTCCTATATCATTCTCACCTATTTCGATTTCACAACCTCGTTCAATCAGTTTCCCTTTGTATTTTATATTTTTTAATATCTCCACCTTCATAATTTCCCTCCTATGAAAATAAGAGAGCGAAATTAATCACCCTCTTATACATTGGCTATAAATATCTTATCCATGTTTTCAAATGATGGTAACATTATAGCAGATACTTTTGTGAACACATTAACTGGATCAGTTCTTTTTTCTGCGGTAACTGCCATACCAGTTTCTACAATTTCCACTTCTGCAGATGTTGCGCCACTCATTAAATCAGCCTCTTCTGGAGTAGTACCAAATCTAGTTTTTCCTAAGTCTCCTGGAGGTAATAGTGTAAATACATCATCTGGAAAAAACTGTTCTGTTACTCCTGCCTCTGTTTTAAATTTCTTATTGTATATTATTAATTTTAATCCTAATTTAGTTGCCATATATTCTTCAATAACGTTATTAGTCATTATCACGGAAACACCCGTACTTGCCTTTAGTTCATTAATTATAGCTTTATTGATTTTGATATAGTTGAATGTTTTCTTGGTTAAAACTGCCTTATCTGGTCTAGTTCCTGTTGTTCCTTCTAAGTGATCCATCCATCTTTCTATGTCTCCTACTATATCGGCATTTGGGTCAGACCATTTATCAGTACTAGTTAATATTTCCATATTATCTTCATTGAAATGATAATCATATTCGTAATTTAGCTTGTTTGCCTTTATTGAAATTTTCCCTGTAGACAATAATTGCATTCTCATTCTTTCAGCTTGTACCCTACCACCATTGATCAATCTAGTAACATCATCAAATATATGCCCTAGTATTAGTTCGATATAGGCTTGGTTTCCGCTAGCTTGTACTTTTAATAGTTCTTGTCTGTCTTTTTCTTTTACTAGTACACCTTCTTTGAAATATGGCATTTCTTGTTCTATTTCTTCAAATCCAATTCTATCTCTTAGTGAAGTCTCTACATCAAATGCGCTTGGTTTTAATGCTACAGGAAGTCCTCCCGCTCCTTTAATCCACTTTATGTCTAATCCTAGTTGTTTTTCATTGGGAAATAGCACTTCTCCTAAATATGGTGCTCTCTGTTCTTGGAATGAATTCCAATATGATGCTATCTCTTTTGGTGTTACTGTCTCATATATGGTTGCCACTCTGCCTGCGTGTAACTGTAAATTCATTTTAAATTTCTTATTCATGCTAACATTCCTCCTTAACTATTTTATGAATAAAATCCTAGATTTCAGTGCCCCTTTGGCTTCTGTTGTCGGTGCTGTTGGTATTTTGTTTAAATCAATGTTCCCTCTTATAACCATACTTGCTGGTTCTGGTCCATTTGTAACATCTACATCATATAGAAGTACACCTTCAGCATCTACTGTATTTTTTTCTACTGCTACTTCTGTATCAGTTCCCAATAATGAACCTGTCTTACCTCCTAGTATGGTACCTGCTGGAACTATCTTTTTACCAGTGTTGTCTGCTACTATTCCTTCATCATCTACCATTACAGATATACCTTCAAAGTTTCTAGTTTTGAGGATTTCTTTTACTCCCCCAAATGTTCTTTTAATAGACTTCATGTTTTATACCTCCTTAAAAATATGGATTATTTTTCTTCACTTCTTCATTTCGTATAACTGTCTTTGCTAATCTTTCTCCTATCCCTTCTGTTTTTAAGTTTTGACCACCTATACTTGGTGATTTACCTTTTATTCTTTCGTCTACTTCTTTTGTTAGTGCCTCTTGCCATTCTTTCTTGAACTTCTTTATATTTTCATTTGTAGTTTCTGCATCATTCTGTATTAAGAATTCAGCAAACCCTGCAGGCAAGTTTTCATCTGCCAATACCTTTACTGTATCTAGTTGTAGTTCTCTATATTGTATTGCTTTCTCTTTTTCCTCTAGCTCTAATTGTTTTTGTTTTATTAATTCCTTTTCTCTTTCATCCGCTGATAGCTTGGATAATCTTTCTGCCTCTTTTTTCTCTTTCACTAGTTTTTCTTCATACTCTTTTTCCCATTTAGCCCTAGCAGTTTTCAAAGCCTCAGTTACTCTTTTATCGGTTTCAGATTGTAGCTTTGTGTCTAGTTCCTCCTGAGTATAAGTTTTAGTTTCTTCTTTACCTTCTACTGCTTTATCTTGTATATCATCTGTTTCTTTTACTTCTTCGCCTTCATCAGCAAATAATTGTAAGTTTATCCCCTTCAAGTTACTATTGTCCCTTGGAGTTGAATTACATTTTCCCATTTTATTCCCTCCTTGTATAAATATTAATAACATATAATAAAGTTATCATATATACCCTTGTTTATAATTTTGTAGTGAGTATTTATTCATCATAAACCAAGTTGTGTGCAGTTAATCCTGTTCATCTTTTCTTCCATTTGTTTGGCTATTTTCTCTACTATTTTATCTATATCTCCTTCTGCTATTTCTACTACTCCTGCCTCTGTTATTCCATCTGGCATGAGCTTTAATAGTTCGGCTATCTCTTCTGGTGTTCCCTCAAATGTTTCATAATAATCGCCCATTGACCTTGTATATTCCATTATTTCACCTCCATATTGAGCATAATAAAAGCACCTACTGTTTAGTAAGTGCTATTTCTTAGTGAAAGCCTCTCTTGGATCACTATGGTCATATGGGGTTTCTTCATTTTTTGGCATCAGTGACTCCATGTGCTTTAATACCTTAATACTAAAATCTTCAAACCTGATTATATTATTACTAATTGCAACACTTTTAAACTCTTCAAAAGTGCTAGTTTTCAAAAGTTTTTTTTCTAATCTTGCATCCACTTATCCAATCCTCCCCTTTATAAAATTATACAAACTTTCATCTTTATGCTTTAGATTGTCTGGATTTTTTATATATTCACTATACCCTTCAGAAAAATACTCTCCTAATGTTTTAGTATTTATAGTCATATTAGCATAGTCAATTCTTGGTTTCCCATCAATGTCATTGTCGTAGAGTCTAGATTGATAATCCGAAATAAATTTATCTACACCTGTTAATTTCCATATTGAATTTGGATAACTATGATCCTCTTCAAAATTTGATAGATTTATATTTTCCAATCCGTTATTTAATATTTTCAAAAATTCATCATCATGATATAAATCTAATTTAGTTTCAATCGCATGACCTAATTCATGAACAACTTCCCCCTTATCAGGATTTTCTAGAATATATATTATTCCCTCATTTCTATCATATCTTGAATTGCCTTCTGATACAATGGTTATTTCTTTTGCAGTATCCTTGATAATTTCTCTATGTTTTTCAGGGACTAAATCTAATTCTTTTCTTATTGTGTCCACTGTATCTATATTTTCATCATCTTTGTTTGATATTCTTAGAAAATCAGGTTCATTTATGTTTTTATTATCAACAATATCAATAGTCAAAATACATCTGCAGTTTATATCATGCTGAGGTTGTCCTATAAGTCCTGGGGCTATGCCTTTAGCGCCATCAGGTAATATAAAATCATCTTCATAAGGTATTTCTACTCCATCCATTTCACTATGCTGGCTTCTTACCCTCTCATCTTTACTGGAATTCCACTTTTTCGTCATCTTTACCCCATGCCTTGCTATGCTGTCTAAACTTTCTACTTTTGCCTGTGCATGTACTCTATGGCTTTCAGTTCTAACTATAGTATTGCATTTGCTTGTACTTATCTCTAGTTCCTTCTTCAATCTCTTAGCCATAGCTCCATAAGTATCTCCTTGGGTTAATCCTCTTTTTATTTCCTTTTGTATATCCCATATAACATCTGCCCTATGTTTTCCCATTCTTCCTGTCCATCTTAGACCTGCCATCTCATCATTGATAGTCTTAGATACATCTATTTCTTTTACTATGCCCTTTAATCTTCTTTGTGTAGCACCTTCTACTACTTCTATAGTATAGAGGGAAGTTTCCTCTGCTATGCTTGTTAAATGCCCTCTTATTAACTTGGTGTTATCTTTATAGAGTTCATTTATCATCATTTCTACTTCTTTATCTAGTTTTTGTAATCTGTTGTATTTAACCATTTCGTCATAGGTTAATTGTCCGTCTATTTCATATTGTTCATATAGCTTAGCTAGTCTTTTTCTCAACTCATATAGCACCTTTTTATGGTTTCGAGCTACTGTAGTTTCTCTCATTCTTGACATTTTTTCTATTTGGTTTTGCAAGCTTATGAACTCTTTATCTAGTTTCGTCATCTTCGTCACCTATTTCATCTAGGTCAATATCTTCTCTGTACGTTCCCTTTTCTTCTTCAATTTTTGCTAGTTCCATTTCTACATCATCTACACCAGGTACCTTTGCTAATGCTGTTGATAAACTTGTTATTCCTAACATTTGTATAGCCATTTCTACCATTTCCTTTTCATTTACAGGCCTATTTACAATAAAATTAATATCTATATCTCTATAGTCGTATTCTTGCCCTGTTTTCCATTGTAGGTAGCTGCATATTAATTCTAATCTCTTTTGCAATGCTCTTTTAAATTTCCTTTGTTTTGCTGCAATAACTTGGTCTAGTGCTAATAGCTTGTATTTCATTGATTCTCCTGATGTATTACCCATAAACTTTTCATCTGTTATATCAGGAATTTTAGCAAATTTGTGTATATCATCATTTAGTCTCTTTTTGTAGTTTTCTATGGCACTATCGTTTATATCCTTAATTAACCAACCCGCTTGTCCTTCTTCATCTAGCAATAGAACCTTATCCTCTTTGAGTTTCTCTATATCCTCATCTTCTGTACCGTTTAGATTAACTAAATATAAAAATGCATCTGTAAATTCCTCAAAGTCATTAGCTGTATCGGATTGTGTTTTGTCATAGGCATCTATCAATGATATAACTCTTTCAAAATCTCCCATTCCTTCATCATTGTTGAGAAATTCTATTACAGGTACCTCTTGGAAATAATGTTCTTCTTCATCCAATAAGACTAATCCTCCATCACCTTGGACATAGTAATATATCCTATCTTTTGTATATACAGTTACATTTAATGTCCCTTTGCCACTTGTTAAACTGTCTGCACTGGCTCCATAATAGTACCTAATAGCAAAGTTAGGCTCTGGATTAATCTTTGTATCGTATACCATGATGATGTAATCTGCATCAATTTCATTGAATCTTATTTTGCTATCTTCGTCTATATATACAATTTCGTATGCTTTCCCTTTAATTCCACACATTTTGGCTAGCTCGCTATTTTCATCTTGCTCATCATTGTAATTAAATACATCTTGTATTTCTTCTATTAGGTCTTTGTCGGAACTTGTATATGTTACAGGCTTTCCTATAAAATAGCCTTGCATTAAATCTACAATGTATGAAGGATAACCACTTACTAGTCTATTATTAGGCTTGCTGGAATCTTTTTTAGTTCTGTTTATTATAATGTTGTAACCTTCGTAATAATCTTGCAACATTTGATATCTCTCTAGATTATTTCGTTGATGATGTTGTATTAGTTGACTAATCAATTCTGGTGTAGGTTCGCTGTCTAGGTGAATTGGTTTAGACCTTTTATTTAATGTTTCGTTTAATGTTGCACCCACTTATATCACCTTCTTTTATAGTCCTAATGAGGATTTATTTATTGTTTTCAATCTTCTAGCAGACATATCATCTTCTAATCCATACCTTGCAGCATCTATAGTATGGTTATCTTTATCTGGATAAGTGCTCTTTACTTCTCCATTCTTATCAGTCTCTAATGCATAGTTAATAAATTCTTTCGCTGCTCTTGGACATCTTGCTGGATCTATTATGATTTCTTCTATTTCTTCTGATAAAAATTTTATTCCAAAATCTATTGAATCTGGTCCTTTCTTGGCTCCTTTTATTGTCATACCATAGCCTTTTAATTCAGCTATGGATTTAGGTTCTGCTGAGTCAGCCTTAGTCATTGTTAACGTATGTTGCTTAATGTTTTTGTATAGTTTTCTATTTGATATTTGAATGCCACTAAATTCATAGAAGAAATATAGTTTTTTGCGTGTTTTATCGTAGTGCATTTTTTCAAATGCTACAGGGTCTATAGCATAACCAAAGTCAAGCCCCTGTTTGATTCTATCAAATGTAGCTATTTCCTCATCCGTTATCTCCCTCAGGGTAACATTGGTGAATACTTCTAATCCAGTTCCTACTTCTTCTCCTAAATACTCATGCCTATATGCCATTTCATTGGTCTTTGCTAAATGTTCTGCATCAGCAATAAAGACTTTGCCTAGCCATTTTCTTGGTACACTTCTATAATCTGAATGATGTACTCTTCTTCCAGGCTTAGGAATTTTAGCTTCTTGATTTACCCATGATCTACTAGACCTGGGTGGATTATAGGTATAAAAAACTACAAATTTATCTCCACCTCTCATTAGAGATTGATTTATAGTTCTTATTTCTTCAGGGCCAAAGAATTCGTCTAATTCTTCATACCAAATGTATTTTATATAACCTTTTTTAACCTTTGTTGATTTAATCTTTTTAGGCTTATCTGCTCCTCTAAATAGTATCTTCTGCCCTGTAGGAATATATGTTATCTCTAACTTTGATTGAGGTATATTCCATAGATGGCTAACCCCTAACATTTCTATTGCCCAGGCCAATTGTTCAAATACACTATCCTTTAGAGTATCTTTTACTTTTCTTATTGCTACTGCATTAGTAAACTCTCCTTGATCTGCATCTCTCATCATGCCTAAAATTATTTCTATACTTACGAATGATGATTTAGTTGAGCCACGGCCACCTTTTAACATGTATTCAGTATTTCTATTATTTTTTATGTCAATATGAAGATCGTGGAATGAAGGAGCAATTATCTCTGAAAGATTAACTCTCATTTTTTTCACCCCCTATATCATCTACGATAGTGACTTTAATATTTTTATCTCCTTTATCCTCCTTGATTTTATCTATTTCAACTTTTAACTTTTCAATTCTCAATCTTTGTTCTTCTGTTGCCATATCTATATTCGTATTCAGTAACTCGTCATATTGCTTTATCATATTTCTTAACTCTGCCATTGCTCTAGATTGTGCCTGGAGAAATGTAGCTTGTCTATCCCATGCAAACTGGAATTCATATTCTTCTTCTGTAGTTATTTGTTTGAACCCATCCTTGTCGGGCACTACTTCATATTTAGATTTCTTTAATTCCTTAATCATTTCTTCTTTTTCCGCTACATACATAATCTTTTGTGCTCTAATGATAGCTGCATATTGAATCTGAATATTCTCCCATAAAATATCTAATGGATCCTTCTCTTTTATCTCCTGGATAATATCTAATGTTTCCTCAGGAAGATACTTTGAAAAGAATCCATGTTTTTCAGCATTTTTATTTTCTTTAGGTGGACCATTGCCAACTGCATTTTTGTTCCCAGGTTGGCCACCTTTTTTTCTTTTGGAGCGTTCCACATTCTTGTTGTCTTTTTCTTGGAACGTTCCATTTAATTTATCATCCCATTTATCTTTATTCTTCCATCCTCTAACTGTACCTTGAGGTCTATCTAATATTTCTGCAATCTTGACAAGTTCAATATTCCCTTCATTTTCTAAATATATTTCTTCTGCTTTTACTCTATCTGGGCTTCTAGCTCTAGCCATCTATCACCACCTCATATTCGTTTGTATTGTATATGTAGTTTTTGACGTGAAAAAAGAGCCTTATAGGCTCTATTGCTTATCTATAATAATTTCTTCAACTTCTCAATAGACTTTCTATCTTTTTCTAATATCTCACCTGCTATATCTCTAGATCTATCATCCAATTTTCCTCTTAAAACTTTTTCAGTCATATTAACTCCTTTAGTTTCTCCTTCAATAGATTTTTTAATAATTTCATTTGTATCCGCTTCAGTACCTAAATCCATATTGAGCATCATTTCACCCATTTTACCCTTCATACCAAGGTTTTCATCTGGCTGTCCTTCAATATATTGTATATAACTTGCTAACTTATCAATGTTTTCTCTATGTTGCTTCTGAACCTCTTGAAAGGTCTTTTTCACATTCTCATCTTCTAGTCTAGATATGAAATTATTAAAACTATCTACCGCCATGTATTCCCCTTGTAATAATTCATTAAGTGATTTTATTGTTTCTGTATTATTATCCAATTTATTTCCTCCTTAGTGATGATTTATTATATATTATTATTTTTCCACTAAGTTTAAATTTAATACATTATCCCCACTTTACTTGTCTAACTCTCCTACCCTGTTTCCTATAACTATCATGTTGCATAAGTCTTTCTGGTCTATCTCCAAGCTTAATGTCTTTTTTCTTCTGCATTCTACCTATATTCTTCAATTCTCTATATGTATCTATATCATTCTTTTTAAGATATTCTCCTATAATCATTTAGTTCACCTTCTTTTACATATTATAAGGGAGAGAATTTCTTCCCTCCCTTATCGTTTACTTGTCCATACTTTGATTAAGTATTCTATAGTACTCATTCAAAACAGAATCAAGCATTTGACTTACAGCAACCACTTCCGGATCAAGTAAGTCACTTTTTTCTTTAAGTAATTCATTCATGTCTTTGCGAATTTTTTCAATTTGTTCCGCAATATCTTTTACTTCGCACATTTTCACCCCTCCTTTCCAGTTGAGTATATAAAAAGAGGGATTTTATTAATATGCTTAATTTTTTCCAGTATTCTAAAAAACCTAATTGAAAAGTAAAAACAGCCACATTTTTCTGTGACTGTCTCCCGTTAGTCCTATATTTTGTTTTATTAAACCCTGTTGCTTAAATTTCTTCCCAATAACATAATATCATACTTTTTTTAAAAAAATCTTCATTCTTTCTTCACTCTTTCATAATTTTACTCACCTTTGCTGATTTCTTCATAGCCCAACTATCACTTATGTTTAATTCATCCGCTATTTCATTTAATGTCTTTCCTTCTATAAATCTCTTATATGCTATTTTATATTCAAGCCCTTCTAGCTGTCCAAGTTTCTCTAATATTTGTCTTTGAGTTTCTCTCTTGTCATCTAGTATAGCTTGTATAATTGCTACTTCGTTATTTAATTTATTCTTTTTTTCTACGTATATATCTAAGTCTATTCTGTTATATTCTATCCTTCGAAGTGCATAATCCTCTCTTTCTAAATCATCTAATCTGTTCTCATATATTTCTATTTCTCTAAGTAAATCCTGGTATGTTGATATAAGTAACATAATGCACCCCTCCTATTCTCCCTTTCTTTCTGCCTGCAATTGATTCTCTACTATCTCCAACTCTATCTTTGTTGCATATATCTTTTGCTTTGTTGTATCATAAAGTGTTTCAGCATAATCTCTTTGAAATTTTAACTTTGCAATGTTCTCATTTCCCCTCACCACATCATTTATTATTGTTACAGGAACTCCCTGGTTTCTTTGGATCATTATTTCTTTTGATAAAGCTACTCTGTAATCATACTCTGCCTTTGCTTTCTTGTATCCCACTATTTTAAGCTCATCTATGTTGTTATTTAGTTGCTTTCTTAATTCCTCTGATTCAATTATTAGATCCTGCATAGTATCACCTCTATAAGTAAAACCTTTTTAACAATATCTTCTCTTTACATACCTCTACCTGGATGTTTATTAATTCTTTTAGTAGTTAATTAAATCTTTATCACTGAATAAAAAAGGACACCAAATCAACCTTATAGGTCAATCTAGTGTCCGCTGTACGTACAGTAGGACTTATTTTAATCATCTTTTAAATCTCTTATATTGATTATTAATTTTTTAATCTAATTTTCTTAATGGCATTTCTATAACTTCAGATTCTATTTTTTTAGGAGTTAACTTTCCCTCCTCTAATCCTAGTAAAACTTCAACTTCTTGCCTATTCAATGATATTCCTGACAATGATAATTCTTCTATAATTTCTCTTTCATCTAAAATATCATTTTCAAGTAAAATATCTATAGCTCTTCTTAAAACAGTGGGTTTATTCATAATAATAGTATCATCTAGTGGTTCTTCAGTTCTCCATCCTAACTTACCCATTTTTTTCATTAACGTCTGATATGAACTATAAGACAAAATACCAAGATGATTTGCTCTAACTATCATCGCTGAAATTGACGCTCTCCATTTCTTTTTTAATTGTTTATAATATTCTAAATTAGTAGGATATAATTTTATATCATTAGCAAATGCGTTCCTAGGAAGAAGAAAAGCTGCAGCAAAAGTATGTGCTTCGTTCTCCATATTTCTAATTTCTTCTTTAGTCATATTATCTATTTCTAAAAATCCATCATGTAAAACTATATGACCTAATTCATGAGCTGCACTAAACTGTCTTCTAGTTGCAGAATATTTATCATTTCCTAATACTATTACGTATCGTTTTTCTCCGTTAATAATTTGTTGTTGACTGAATGCATCTATATTATCACTATTTGTATGCATTGCCGAAACTATTATTCCGTTTTTTTCTAACAAATATATCATATCTAATATTGGTTCTTCACCTAATCCCCAATATTCTCTAAGTTTTAATGCTTTATCTTCAACTGATAAATTCTCATCAAATTCTGGTAAATTTAAGCTAGGAAACTCTATATATTCATTTAAAAAGCTAAAAATTTTACCTAGAAGTTTCGTTTTTTCCTTTTGCATATTCTCTTCTTTCTTTGACATTTTACTTAAAGCTCTAAAATAAGTGTTACCTAAACTTACTTCTATTTTATCTTCTTCATAAAAATATTCTCTTGGAAATTCAAGAATTTTTATCATTTTCATTAATGTATCAAACTGTGGAGAAATTTGATTATTTTCAAATTGTGAAATTGATTGCTTTGTTACCCCTATATAATTAGCTAACTCTGTTATTGTCATACCTCTATATATTCTAGCTGATTTTAATCTAGTACCATTAAATTTTTTACTTTTCAACATCTTTCTTATCAACCTCCTACTGCCTTACTTCTTTATTGAATTTCTAATTTTTCTTATTCTTTTTATCTTCTTTATCTTTATCTGAAATAATTTCCTTTCTTTTATTCTTTATTTTATGTGTTCTTATTTTTAATTCTATTTTAGGTAATGAATCACTAACATTATCTTTTGTATCAACAATATTATCTATATCAGCCATAATGTATCTAGTTAAATCACAAGTATTAAGAATATCCAAATCATAATTTGCAATGTTTTCAGATATTTTAGTTACTCCATTTATATTTTCTGTAAAAAGTATATTTTTGCAAACTTTTGCTTCATTTTTTATATTTAATATCATCTTTTCTAACTCTTCATCTATATCCTCATCCGACATCTTTTCAATTTTGGATAACCAACTTAACTGCTCCTCAATTTTAGGTTTATAATTAGAATTTTTAGAATTAAAAATTCTAACATAGTGACGTGGATTATTTCTATCATTCTTTATCTTCTTAAATGTATCTTCTTTAAGCAATAAATATAAAATTTTATTATTGGTATTGTATATAAATATAAATTCCCACAATGGTCCTCTACTAACTGGAAAAGTTATAAAAGGTTCATAGTTAAAAGAATCTCTTATATTAGCAAATATATAGTTCCATCTATCAAGATATTTTCCGTTTGAAAATCCGAGTTTCCGTTCATTTGCCATATCTTTATACTGTTCCTTTGAGTGATTTATAGCATTTACTATAAGTTCTACTTCTTTCTTAGATAATGTTTCCTCTTGTTTATTAAATGTATTCACTCCAGCATCCCCCCGCATTATTTTATAAAGTAATTATACCACTAATTTAAAAACAGTCAAGTTGTATTGGAATTTAATATGTTTTAGTAAGCTAGATTTAAAGAATCTCATATTAATGTCACTCAATTTAAAATTATATTTTATATAATATCATTTAATTATTGATGTTCAATAACCATATAATTTTTAATATACCTTCTCTCTCCTCTTCACAGTACTATTCATCTGTAAATTTCCCTGATGATTACTTATTTCTATCTCAAAGTGCTCTAAATCTCCATTTTCTCCTGCTTTATCTATCACTACGTTTACAAATTCATTTATTTTATGTTTAAGTTTCTCTTTCTTTTCCATCCCTGTCCCTCCTACTTTTCTTCGTATATTGCAATATCATGTATAAATGGTGTTCCTCTATTTCCTCTTGGCGCTTCATTTATAAAATCCCATTGTACATCACTAATTTTCACATTCTCCTTTGGAGCTATATTCTTTATTTCCATACCTATTTCATCATATATTTTTCCCTTTACTTCTTCTTCGTTTTCCGCTTTAACAGAAAAACATACTTCTCCTGAAAAGCTTATACTACCATAATATTCTTTCATTTTTACCCCTCCTACTCTTCATTTCCTAAATGAGTTTTACGAAAGTACTCTATGTCAAAATGCTCGTTGAAAAAATAGTCCATTTCAGCTATAGCTCTGCAAAGACAATATCTTTGTTTATCAGAAATCCTTCTGCTTTTGTCATAATAATCTAATATCTTACCTACTAAGTCGTACTCTTCTATGATGTATTCGCTTTCTTCTTCCTCTAACACCTGCCTTGCAAGTGTTATTATTTCTTTGTCAGTAAAGCTTAAAAATGTTTCCGCCCTTTCGCTGATTTCTAATTCTTCTAAACGGTATTGTTCTGAATATTCATCATAAATACTCACTTTTATCCCTCCTATATGCTCTTTCCAATTAACCAATTAATGCACTCATCTTTTGTTTTAAATATTCCAGTTATAGCTTTCCCTTTGCTATTGTTGATACCTACATAGTAATCTAAATCACCTAAGGGGAAGCTATAGTAGAATAACCCTTTGGGCTCTTTATTCTTTGTTACTCTTATACCTTCTTGTTGAGTTATTTCATTAACCATATTTCCCCTCCTAACTCACCATCTCATATAGTTTTTCTCTTGTCTGTCTTGGTACCATCTCTCCTATAGCCGCTATACAATTCTCCTGTTCGTATATCTTCATAGCCTTATTTGTATAAGACTTGAAAAGGTCCATGTCTCCATTGAGGTATCTTATCACCGCTCTGGCACAATATTCCATAGCAAGCATTATTTATTCCTCCTCGTCCCAAATATTTTCATCTAAAATTTGTTCATGGACTATATCTATATTCTCGTCGTATTCCGTTCCAAAATAGTTTGTATATACCATTTCTTCATACTTGAACACAATTAAAATTTCGCTATTTTCTTTGAATTTCATGTCGTCTAGATAAAAAGATAACCCTACTTCTTCTAAAAAATATTGTACTCTTTCATCGGGATAATATATATCCTCTGCATATTCAACCTTGCCATCTTCTCCTGTTATAATCCTTGCATATCCTAGCTCGATACATTCCATTATTTCACCACCTTCAAACTTAAATCTGGATACTGATACTCAAACATTTTCTTCTTAATTTTAAATACTTGAGTCTCTACACCTTTGACATCAATCACTTCTGTAGTTCCATCATTGTTTACTATTACAAAATCTGCTATATAAGTTATTGCTCTATATTTTTCTCCATTCTTCTCAAAACTAGGTTGTAGTTCGTATCTTGGCTGTAACCCGAAGTCTCTTATCTCTCCCGCTTGTTTAAGTATCTTTAACATGCAATAGTATTCAGCTTCTTTCTTACTGTCAAACTCTATTTCATCAACTATGGTCTTTTGGTTATTGTACTTGTTCGTTTTTCTTGGCTTTTCTGTCAGCATTCCTTTTTTCTTTGATAGATACTCCTGGTACTGTTCTTCTGTCCATCTCATTTATTTCACTCCTATCCAGTTCAGCTCCTTTAAATACATGATCTTAACTTTTTCTACTACCTTTTCTAGATAAGTCACGTTATCAACTCTCCTTTCTTTTTAAATAACTTTAATCACACTTTCATCAATCCAACATAAACTGTTACTGAGTTTAAATCTATTTTAAATAGGAGGCGTTTTATTATGACTGATAATCAATGTCGTCGTGGACTATTCGGTGGTGGAGATTGTGGTATGGATGATTCTCTACTATTCTTTTTCCTACTTTTAGTAATTCTTTTCTGTAACTGCGATATGTTTGGCGGAAGATGTTAATTGTCACACCAGTCGGGGCTTGTCCCCGATTTTCTTATGTCCCCAATCCCTCCTAAATACTTAATAAAGCCTACAATGCTTCACTTTGCTTTTTTAACTTTTCCATATATTCTTGTCTTTTTCTTTCCGCTACAGCTTCAAGCTCATCAGCCGAATACTTGTCCGAACGCTGTTTAAAGTTGTGAAATTTAGTCTTTTTAGCCTGTACTGTATTTTGTGTTTTATCTTGGTCCGTAGATAGTTTCATTCCTCCACTAGCTTTCCAATTTTGGAGTATTCCCTCTACATACGTTTTGGTCCGTTTCCCTCTTTTTTCAGCTTCTAATATTGCGTTTTTAACCCAATCAAATCCATATCTATCTTTAAGATCCATAAGCCAATCAGAAGTTAGACCATTAACATCAAAACCACATTTCTGATAAAGTTTTGCTAGTTCCTTAAATTCTTCGTCAAAACTTTCTTTTTCTATTTCTGTAGTAGTACTATTACATATGTTTTGTTTAGTTTCGTTTAGTTTATATAATGCTGAAGGGTTTACCTCATGACTTACCTCATGACTTACCTCATGACTTACCTCAATATTTGAGGTATCCTCTTTTCTTACCTCAGTATTTGAGGTAACACTGTTGTTATCTTCTTGTTTTACCTCAGTATTTGAGGTAAAAGATATTATTCTATATTTGCCAGCTTTCTGTTTTCCTTGATTTTTATATTCAATTCTTCCTTTTTGTATAAGGATATTTCTATGTTTATTTAAAGTGTTTTCTGAGATTCCCACCTTTGCCATTAAGGTTAGATTGGCTATTGTAAACCACTCTGGCCAACCACTCTTGTTTGCAATTGCCATAATATGAAACCACAAAGCCTGTGTGTTTGCTTCCAATGGGTTTATTTCAAGCCAATCCATAAAGGAATTAATCTCTCTAATATAGTTCATCTAGCTATCACCTACTTCTAAGGACCAGGGGCAAAACCCCTAGCCTAAAATGGTATATCTTCATCTGCTCCATCTTGATTCCATGGAAGGTTAGCTTCTTCTTCTGGGTCTATTCCTTCAAAACCATCAATTACTTCTGGTTCTTTTGGTTGTGCTTTATTTTTATTTCCCTTTGCTTGCTTATTGCCATCCAATACCATCTTTGCTGCCTTTTTAACTACTTCTTCCTTCGCTTTGTCTATTAGCCATTCCAAATAATCTGGTTGCACTTTTAATATTTCTTTCAATGTTTTCCCTTTAAACTTACCAAAATCTAATCTTAGGTTTTCTGCTTCTGTTTCTGTCAAATTCGTTACTTCTTCCTGCTGTATAAATTCTTTCATATCTTCTATATCTTGAGTAAATACTTCTGAAAGACTAGCTACAGTCAATGTAGCATCCACCTGTGCTCTTTTCTTTGCCATCTTGAGTATTGTATTAGCCTGGCTATATATCTCTTCATTTTCAAGCTTGTACTCCGTCTTCCCCCATCTATTGGTCTTGCTTTTTAAGCTATCCTTATCTACTCCTGCAGGTACATCTTCCTCTTTGTACCACCTCCATCTATACTTGTCCTCTTTAGAATTACAAGATCCTACACCTTCTGTAATTTTTTGACCATTTCTTGATAAAATACATTTCATAGTGTAAGCAAATATCCCCTTGTCATAATCCTCAATTTTATCTAAAAATTCATATTCACTAGTTAATCCAAACATCATTAAGATTTTCTCAGCGCCTGGTTTTAACAAAGTAGGTTTACCCGTTCCTGGTATAGTGTCATAATCGTGACCACTTTTTAAACTCTTCTGCACTGCTGCTTGAACCTGCGTAATCTTATTCAAAGTACCTACTATAGAACTAACTTCTACACTTTCAATTAAACTCATCATCATATTTTCATCATTCATATTATTAGCCATTTACTCCACCTCCCCTAAAACAAAATATTTTCTTCTTTTTTCAGATTGTCGATTTCAACAACTCTACTAGCCCACATGTCTGCAAAATGAAGTATCATTTGCAGTGGCCTTTCATTGCCTTTTAATCCGTATCCTACAGAAGTATATAATCCATTGTGGTAAAGTATTGCAAACGTCTCTTCTTCCGTAAGTTGAATGAATTTTGATAGTATGTGAATGCTTGATATTTCATGAGGAATATTTAAAAGCTCTTTGTTTGTTTCATAAGGCTTTGATTTAGACTGTTCGCCACTCTTTAATATATTAGGTACATAATTAGCTTTGTTGTAATAACTTGCTTTCCCTAAATCATGAAATAGACCGCATATAATTATGCTTTCTTTTATTTTCTCGGTTTCAGAATAACTCAATGCCTCTGATAATCTTAAAGCTAATTCTGCTACGTTTACACTATGTTCTAACAATCCGCCTTCTTTACATAAGTGGTATTGACTACTACATGGTGCAGTAAAATAACCGCTGTTTTCTAGATATTTAAGTAAGCTTTCCTTTCCATCCCTTTTAATTGAGTTAAATAATTCAGCAAAACTTTCCATATAATTCATTTACTTTTCCTCCTTTAAGTTTTCAATTAATAATTTTTTATTTATCTCTACTGCCATTAGCCTAGCTCCGCACTGGCAGTCAATTACTTGATTTTTCTTTATTCTTATTTCTCTATTACATTCTGGACACTTCATATTGCCACTTCCTTGCAACCTTCTTGAACTTGTTTTATTTGCAATTCTAATATTTTCTTAAAAATTCTATATTCCAATCCATTTGGAATCTTTGTGTGTTTTCTTAATTCCCTTACCGATTCCTGCCCTTCTATAATTGCTTGTCTCACATCAGTTTCATCCATGCTATATGTCTCATTAAAAATTAATGTTAGTGGTTGTACTGGAGCAATAGAAACTTCTTCCTCTACAACTACTACATTGTCTTTGCTACCTCTTTTCATTGCATCTTTATATGTTTGTTCTGTAATCAATTCCCATTCTATACATCCATCACTATTATTTGTAAAAGCCTTTTGTTTCAGGAAAAATACTTGTCCCTCTAAAATGTATTGGTAGTACCTACTCCATCTAAGTCTAAAACTACTATGTCTCCCCATTTTTATTCTCCTTTCTACTTCTACTATTCACATATGATGTGCTATAATAGAAGTAATCTAATATTTTTTATTTCTTGGATCTTTTCAGATGGCCGTCTGAGAGATCCTTTTTTTATAGCGTTCTATTCTCCAATCCACGCTGTAAGGACTTATCCCATATATTTCTCCTATTTTTCGGCGGTACATTCCTTGCTCTTTCATCTTTATCATATCCTTAACATCTTCGTCGGTTAGCTTGTATGCTGACTCGGATATTACTGCAAAGGCTTGTTCTGGTGTTGCTATGTCTTCTCGAAGAATCGCTATGCATAAAGCTGCTATGTTGTATCTTAAATCAAATGCTGTTTCTCCCATCTTACTCACCCCTTTCACTTTGAAAATACAACTGATAGTGCAGCACCTGCCATTTCAAATACTTCTTTAGTAACTTCACTCCATTCTTTTTCTTCATGTTCTTCTACTTCTCCATCACATGCAATTTTTATCATTGAAGGTTTAATAGTCTCTACATCCCCAGATTCTTTCTGTAACACTAATACTGACTTAGCTATATCTTCTATATTGATTTCAGGTAAACACCTTCTTCCAACCTTTGTTGATAACCTTAAGTGTTCATATCCCAGCCAACTAGCTTCATATATTTCTACCATCTTGTCCACTATTTCTCCATTAGGAATTGGATCACATGCTTCATATCCTGCCAATGTCCTTGTCCCAACATTAAGTAATTCAGCTGCTTGTTCTTGAGTTAATTCTGCACGATTCCTTGCTAATTGATATATACTTCTGCACCTTTCTTTCATTCTTTTTCACTCCTTTCAGTGATATTATTTAATTAATGAAGAAACTAAGTTTGATTCTTTTCTACCTTCCCCATATTGCTTACCAGTGAGAAGGTACCTATCTCTCTTCTTTTTCCTCTCTCTTCATGTCCATAGCTAATGTCACTAGATATATTCCTGCTAAAACAAAAGCTATTATAGGATTCAAAGGGCTACATATAAAACTGTCCATCATTTCACCCCCTTAACCCCATGTTCCATTGCTGTAATAGTGCAACCAGTCACCATTTTTAAAATGAACTTCTATAAAATTCTTATACTCTATTACTCTGATAGGTTTATAATCATCTTTATAATAGCTTCCAACTACTGAATTATGTTCCTTGTATACTCTCTCAAAATGTTTCTTAGCTGCTTCTGACATTTGGTTGTAGCCTTTTACTTTTGAAAAATCAATTTCAATGTAATTCATCATTTTTCACTCCAATCTTAAAAATCTCTTTATTTCCTCAACTGACTTTCCTTCCTCTGCCATTTTAATGACTTCTCCAGTAACTATTTCAGCTGCCATATCTGTATTTCTCTCTATTATCTTTCTTCTATGTTCTTCTGTAAGTTCCTCAAATGGAACTCCTTCAATTGTGACTATTATTCTTTCAGGAACTGCCATATCATCACCTCAATAGAATGTATGAATTTTCTAGTTTGTACTATTCCTATGCAGCATATTTTTATCTTTAAGCTATTTCTTTTTTTTGAAATATATCTAATAAAAATTGTCTTCCAGTTTCAGTCCATTTTCTGTCATAAACAACTTTTCCGTTTTCAAGAACGTTTTGTTTTATGCTTACATATCCTCTTTCTGAATAACTAGCAGTTAAAACCCAAGTTCTATTTACCTTGTACTGTATTTTGTTTTTTTCTAATTCCTTATTTAAAGCCGTAGCACTTCTAAAACCTAGTTCCTTTGCTATTTCTGTAGTTGTATACAATTTATTTGAATGTGTAAGCATTTCAAGTTTCCCGGATAATTCTATGACTTTGTTCTGGTAGTCTAACATTTTCACATTAGCTATTTGTAATGCTCTAGCCATAACGCTTTCAGGCGAATTCCATTGCTTTTCTACTTCTATAAAATAATCTCTAATTCTCCAAGCTTTTTCTCCACCAGATACCATACATAAATGTTTAGCTATATCAATTGGAATGACATAATCAATGAATTCTTGATTATTATTGTTAGTGTACCTTGAGGTACAGTAGGTTTTATTTTCTTCTAACCCAAGTCTTTCTACTTGATTTTCCCACCAAGACGAAAATCTTTTATTGATTCCTAATTTTCCATGCAATTCTCTTGCACTTATAATTTGTTGACCTTTATTATCAATTTCAACTTTGATTAAACCGTTCATCATTTGTCCCCCTTTCACTTTTATTCAATATCTACAACTAACAAATTTTCATATCTCTCTTTCTCGTAATCATCCATTACTTCATAAGCTTTTTTATTAAACTTATTCTCATTAAAACTACTAACTGCATGACCATCTTCTATTACTGATATAAAGCCTGTTCTTAAATAAAAATCATTCATATCTTGTACTTCAAGATCATCAACAAAATTTTCCCTTGCCATTTTTCTCTCTCCTTTCTTTCTGTCCACTCATCCCCGTTATGGTAAAATGTTCTAAAGGGGGTGAATAGAATTGACCGAAAAAGAATTTCTTGATTTTTTCAATCAAATAGACGAAAACATTTTAAAATTAGTAATTGAAGATTCTTGTAAACAGGGTTAAGAACACTACAATAATCTCATTCTAGAAGGCTGATCACAAGATGAAGCATTGTTTGATTTGATAATGAAAACTTCATATCGAGCTATGAAATATGCTGTTATGACAACCTTGTATTTCTCTACTAACTTAGAATCTGAAAAACCTAAAACTAAAGAAGAATTAAAGAAACTTTTTACTATCATCAAATGATTTTTTCAATCTAGGTCTTTCTAAATCTGGTTTTTGACAATTTAATTTATAATCATCCTTTGATTCAAGCTGCTCTTGGACTAACTCTCCAAGAGTGGCAATCCTTTTTTCTAATTTTCCCTTTTCCATCCCTTGCACCTCCTTCCAAAACTTACTTCTTTTTTGTTTGCTTGTGGTATAATTTTCTTGAGCCTGAACTTATCGCCTGTGAAGGAGGTGATAAGATGTCCAAGACAAACAAAGAACTAGCTGTTGAAGTCGCTATTGCTTGTATAGAATCTAGTAGCAATTTAAAATATGGTAATGGTGCTTCTAAAGACCTAGTAAATCTACAAACTGTTGTCACTATAATTAAAGGAGTTCATCAAACTCTTGAGAATCTCGATAAAGATTAAATAACTTTGCTATCTCAACCATAGCTAATGATATTTGTACAACCTGTTCAGGCTCAATCACTTCTTTACTTAATTCAGATAATTGCTTTAATTGTTCAAATAAAATATCTTGTATTTCCTTTTCCATCCCTTGCACCTCCTTCCAATATTTACTTCTTTTTTTGAATCTGATTTTGTGTGATAATTTATTTATGCTATACTATGCGATTGTTAGTTGAAGTTTCTTGAACCTCTTTAGTAAAAAAAATGCTCGGATCAACATTTAAAATTTTGGATATTTTTATTGCTCTATCAACAGAAAGTTTCACATTTCCATTTTCAAGGTGATTGTATCCGCTTTTATCCTTATAGCCAAGCTTTTCAGCCATATATTCTTGAGTATATCCTTTTTCTATACGTATCTTTTTTAAAATTTCACTCATATCAACACCTCCTATTGTTTAAGTTACTTCAACTCTATAATCTAATTATAGTTTAAATTTCTTCAACTGTCAACCTCTATTTTTAATTTTGTTGAACTTTTATAAACATTTGTTACAAATATAAAATTATGTTATATAATTTAATTAGTTTAAGTATTTTAAACTTGAAGGAGTGAAAAAATGTCTACATTATCTAATAGAATTAGAGAACTACGAACAGAAAAAGAGCTTACACAAGAAGAGTTTGGTAAACTATTTGGGATTGTAAAATCCACGGTTTCACTATACGAAAGTGGCAAAAGCGCTCCTGATGATGAAATAAAAAAGAAAATAGCCAAATATTTCAATGTATCCTTAGACTACCTTATGGGAGTATCTGACGTAAGAAATCCATATATCAACGATAAAGATTTAGATGAAGTAGATAAATTTCTGCTTGAATTAAAAAAAGAAGCGGAAAAAGAGGGATTAGAATTCGACGAAACTTCTCCACAAGAATTAATTGAAACATACAAACTACTAAAAGAATTCAAGAAAAAAACAAAAAGCAACTAACCTAATGGCCAATTGCTTTTGTTTTTTATGCACTTCATATCTTCCACCACTTTTACCCCCTTTTTTTGTGTATATATCACAGTGACGAACGTACGTTTAAATATGTTGAACCAAACACTTGTTCTTACGGCAATAAGGATTTGTTCCTTACTAAAAGATAAACATAAAAGGAGGAATACAATTATGTCAGATTTATTTTTAGGCATTGCCATATCTAGTATAATTGGCATTATAGTTGGGTCATTAAACCCCTTACTAATCACCAATAAAAAGAGATCCTTTAACAATATATTATTTCTTTTAATTCTTATTATTTCTATGAAAATCTTTTACACCACGTACACCGATTCATCAAATGCTTTAATTGGTATTCTAGGAATATCTACAGTACCTATATATATTATTATTAGAAAGTCAAGAATAGGAGTCCCTAAAATTGTGGAACAAAATAACCCAATAAATTTTAGCACAGGACATGCCAAGCCAACAGAGAAAATAGATGAAAAATCAAGTAAAGATGTCGTCATTGACGAATACAACTTTAACGCTTCTCTATATATAAAACATATAGATGATAGTGTAAAAATTATAAATTCAACTAAAAATCCAGATACCTTTTTCTCAAGGTATGATTTTCTCATAGAGCGATTAAACCAACTTATTGATATTTCAGGTAATGTGCTGTATACAGGCGAAAATCCTAAAGATTATCTAGCAGAATTACAAAACAATAAGGTTGATTTATTTAATAGTTTTATTAATAGATATTATGAAGATGTTCTTTCAAAAATAAACAGTCTCAAAACTGAAAAAGCAAAAGTAAATAATGCCAATAAATTCTACGATACCTTAATGAAATATGAAGACTATTTAGAAGATAATAATAAAACTGAAATTGATGTTTTGTACTCACAATTAAAAGAAAGCATTGCTGATTAAAACAAAAAATGGAAAAGCAAGGATTAGAATTTGATGAAACTTCTCCACAAGAACTTATTGAAACTTATAAATTATTAAAGGAATTTAAAAAGAGGACAAAAGGGGATTAGATTGATAGGGCTATAAATGCAAAGGATAAGGGGGATAAGATGTCAAATAAAAATATTTATGAGGACAACAAGACATTTGGCAGTATAAAAGATATTGTCCTAAAACCTTTTAAATTAGTTGGACCATTGTGGATATTCATTTTTGCTACTATACCAATGCTATATGAAAGGTTGGGAACGAGCGGTTTTATTAAACTAATATTTACTACCATATTAATTGTTTCAATAACAATAAATATAAATTTTTATTTGGATAGAAAAAAGATTTTAAAAGAGCTTGATAATTTAATTAAGAACAGGGATTCATTGACTAAAATACATGAGGGACTTCATAGCGAAAATGAAATGTTAAAAATAAAAAATGCTCAATATTACTTTATGTTATCTAATTTTGCTCTTAATAAGTCAGAATATGTTCCAACTACAAATGATGTTGAGACTTTATTAGAAATAGCTAGTGGAAAGGAGAGTTTAGATGAATAAAGTTTGGAAAGTTATAAAAATAATAGATGATTATAGGATTGTAATTAACGGTGGCAAAAATGACTTACTCAAAAGAGAAGATGAATTAGAAGTATTCGTTGAAGGTGAAAACGTTATAGATCCAGATACTAAAGAAAGTTTAGGTACCTTGGATATAATAAAAGCACGACTAGTAGTTGTAGATGCCTTTGATAGAATGGCAGTATGTAAAAACGCTGAAACTTATATGCAAAATGCATTGAATCCACTATCTCAATTTCAAATCTATAAGCATGATAGGTTAAAGGTAGACCCTGCCGAAATAACAGGGCCTGTCTCTAATATTGACAAAACCATACGAATTGGGGATCTAGTCAGAAAAGCTTAATTAAAATCAAGGCTACTATATAGAATGCGATTACAGGTATAATGATAGAAAGCTTAATGCTATTCCAAAAACTAGATGATTCTGAATTATGGTTTTTTTCTGCTAAACCTTTATAGTGTTCTATATATGTTTCGTATATTTCACGCTCTTTAGCTCGTTCATTTAATATATCGTAATTGTATGCACCTGCAAGTAAAAATATTAAACGACCTGTTTCAGGTTGTTCCTCTAATATATCTAGTGCTGTTTTTTTAAAGAGTGTATCATCTGGATATGTTTTTAAAAATTCTTTAGTATCATACTTAGCCATTTTAGTATTGTCCAAATAGATCACCACCTAATCAATATTTATATAACAGGGTGAAGAAATATGCTGAACTTATGGAAAACCATAAGAACTAAGGGATAAAAAACCCCTAGGATAACAAATTTGAATTTAGCAAAAGTGACCGATATTACTCAAAAATTAGCAGAAAGTCCCGCTCAAAAGATAATTAATAGCATGAATAAACATGACGACTTTATTAATCAACTTGAACCACGTGGAGGTGTGATAGACTCACTTAATAAATATAACGAAAGCATAGGTAAATTATTGCCCCTATATAGAGTAATCTGTATAGTGCATCGGGTAAATTCATAGAAACCCCTAACGTAAAGTCGAGGGCGACTATGAGCCAAACTAGGAGAATTCACATAAAAGTATCCTAGAAGGTGCAACGCATAGGCAGTGCAGAGTGATACTAATAACCTGCCCACGAACACCCGGCACCCTGTTATATATGTATATTATATCATGTAATCGTATAAATATTAAACAATAAGAATTTAGAAAAAGTATCAAAAGCAACTAACCCAATGGTCAATTGCCTTTTTTGTTATTAACTATATAAGTTATTGATCGTTTCCTTTCTTCCTCTGTAAACTTTATGATTATTTTTTTGATTAAGTTTTTTATGCACTCTATATCTTCCACCACTCTTGCCCCCTTTTTTTATGTAAATATCGCAGTGGCGAACGTACGTTTAAATATATTATAGCAAACGTTTGTTCTTTGTGCAATAGCATTAATTTTTATTTACTTTGAATTTTCTTCTGCATATTTTGATTTATAAATATGATAGCACAACGCTAAAAGTATTGCAAACAAGCCATTTTGTGTTGTTTTAAAATTGTTAGTATAACACAATATATATATTTTGTTATACTAACATATATAAAAATAGCATTAGAAAAAATGGCTAGAAATACGCATTTGCCATATTATGTTTATTGTCGTAATTTGTCAATAAGTTTTTTAATTTTTTACTGCCAAAGGAGAGAACAAATATGGATGATTTATATATTGATAATTTATCCGGACTAGAGTTTGAAGAATATCTATTTAATCTCTTTAAAAATTTAGGTTACGAGGTAGAATCTACACCAGCTTCAAATGATTATGGGGCAGATTTAATTATTTCAAAAAATTCAGAAAGAATCGTTGTTCAGGCTAAGAGATACAATAGTATTGTTGGAGTCTCGGCAATACAAGAAATCGTAGGTGCAAAGAGTTATTACAAAGCTAATAAGTGTATGGTGGTTACAAATAATTATTTTACTCCCAATGCTATAGAACTAGCTAAAGCAAATAATGTTGAGTTATGGGATAGAGATGAATTGATAAAAATGGCTATAATGTCTGTTAATCCTATATATAATACAAAAATTACTGAAAACATACAAGATTATAAAGATGGTGCTTTACTTGGCATCAATACTCCAGATGAATTATTATTAGATGCAATCAATTTAGTTATAAAAGAAGGACAGGCTTCCATTTCACTATTACAAAGAAATTTAAAGATTGGATATGCAAAAGCAGCTAGGATAATAGATGAAATGGAGGAAAGGGGCATTATTGGCGGATACGAAGGTAGTAAGCCAAGAAAAGTATTAGTTGGTCCTGAAATTTTTAATAATCCAGCATATTTTAGCAGTTCTAATAAAGTAAAGATACAAAACCCTCATAAAATCAGTTATTTGAATCCTTTTACTTTTAACAATAGAAAACACATTAAAAACATATTCCTTAGACTTATCATATTTCCCATTACTTTTAGCTATTATTTAATTAAAATATTTCTATCTTTAGTTATTAATTTTTTCATTTTTGTAATTAATAGTTTAACCTATTTAAAAAACAATTCTGGGAGCTAAATAAAATCAATATTTAAAAATACAAAGGGGGAATTTTTAATGAAAAATAACACTAAAAAGAGAATTGCTACGCTTGGAATGGCTACAATGCTATTAGCTTCATCAACTACTGCAATAGCTCATCCCGGAAGGACTGATTCCAATGGTGGCCATCGGGATAATCAAAATAAAAGTGGTCTAGGATCATACCATTATCACTGTGGTGACAACCCTGCACATCTGCACAAAAATGGTGTTTGCCCCTATAGTGCTAAAGCTACTACTAAGTCATCAAAGAAAAGTTCAACTTCTACTAAATCAGCTGACATAAAGAAAGCTCAACAAAAGTTGAATGAGCTTGGCTATAACTGTGGCAAAGCTGACGGAGTTATGGGAACAAATACAAAAGCAGCTATTAAGAAGTTCCAAAAAAATAAAGGTCTCGCTGTTGATGGTGTATTAGGGCCTAAAACCAAAAAAGCATTAGGAATATAATAAAATCTACTTTAAGGTAGCTTTTATTTTTAAAAAGAACTATATATTTTTTTATAGGCAATAAAAAATCGGTGCGAAGTTAATCACACCGATTAGATTAGTTTTATAAATAAATCAAACGGAAAGGATGATTGATATGTGTGTGTTAAGTTTATAATTGTCACTTATTTTAAAAGCCAATACTTGCAACTATTTACTGAGGAGGATTAATGTGAATAACGAAAATTATACAAGAAAACAAATTAATATTAACGATATACTTCTTGATACTGAAAATCCAAGGTTTGAAAAGGTTAATAATCAAGAAGAAGCACTTGAAATTATGATTCGTGAGTATGAGGAAAAAATATATAACTTAGCTAAACATATCACAGAAAATGGTATGAATCCTACTGAGCTTTCGGCAGTTATAAAATCTGACAATAAGTATATAATTTTAGATGGCAATAGAAGGTTAACAGCCCTAAGGATATTAAATAATCCCGATTTATTAAATCAAGATTTTGAAAAGCTGAAATCTAAAATCATGAAATTAGATAGAGCAAATATACCAGATACGATTAACGCTATCGAATTTGAAAGTGAAGAAGAAGCAAATTTATGGATTAAGTTAAAACATACTGGTGAAAACGATGGACTCGGAACAGTTGAATGGACTGCCTTACAACAATCACGTTTTGATGATGACAAATATCCACTTTCCATACAATTACTTAAATATATGGAAAGTGCAGACTTAATAGATGAATCTATTTCTAAAAATATAATAAACTTAAAAATTACAAACCTAGAAAGACTTTTAACAGATCCCGATGTTAGGAATATATTGTCAATTACACGTTCTAAAAACGAATTACATTTTCCTATACCAAACGGAAAAATAAAAAACATCTTAAATAGCCTGTTGATGGAGCTATTATCAGAAGACTTCACTGTAAATAAAATACGTAATAAACCTGATAGAATCAATTTCATGAATTCTTTTAAGGAAAAATATAACTTAACAGAGGATGATATTAAAGATTTGAAAGATTGTGAAGTAACCACTGTTAAGGAGTATGAAAATTTAAAAGAAAAAACAGATGATAAAGCAAGCCCTAAGGAGGCACCTAAGGAAAGTACAAAAGATAATAAAAAAGATACTATAGCTAATAAAACTATTCCCAAACCTAAACCACCTGAAATGCCAAGCACAAAAGATAGATATACTCTAATACCAAAGGACTTTAATCTTACCATTAATAATTCTAAAATCAATGATATATATAAAGAACTAAAAGAAATATCGGTTGATGATTACCCAAATGTAATCGGTGCTTCATTCAGAGTATTTTTGGAATTATCTATTGACTACTATATAGAAGAAAACAAGGATGAAATAGATATAATAGCAAACGATAAGCTTAAAAACAAGCTTGAAAAAGTGAAAACCCATTTGAACAATAAATTAAAGCTAGATAGCAACCAACTTAAAGACATTAATAGGGCCATTGGTAGCAATGACAACATAGTTTCTATTGACATATTACATGGCTACATTCATTCAACAGTAGCTCAAGCAAGTGCAGATGGACTAAAAACTACTTGGAATAATTATGAGAGGTTTTTTGAACTTCTCTATGAAGTTCTTAATGATTTACCTCTGGCCAAAGCATAATTCTCATGATATAATAGGATATAGGGGGGTGTTTTAGCTATGACCAGGACTCTTTCTCCGCTTAGATATCCAGGTGGTAAAACCAAGCTATATAAATATACAAAAAAACTAATAGAACATAATAATTTAGTAGGTTGTACTTATGTTGAACCGTTCGCTGGTGGATGTGGATTAGCCATTGGATTACTTCACACTAATATAGTTAATAATATTATTCTAAATGATATTGATAGATCCATTTATGCATTTTGGAAAACTGTATTAGATAGAAATGAAGAACTAATTGAGAAAATTGACACTACTCCAATTACAATAGATGAATGGCACAAACAAAAAGAAATACAAGATAGTAAATTTGATGCAGATTTATTCGAATTAGGATTTTCCACTCTTTTTTTAAACAGGACTAACTTTTCTGGTATAATAAAAGCTGGTCCTATTGGCGGTCATGATCAGAACGGTCCTAATAAACTTGATTGTAGATTTAATAAAAAAGATATAATTAGAAAACTCAAGTTGATAAAGGCTCATAGAGAGCAAATCCAATTTTACAATGAGGACGCAATTGATTTCTTTAATATATTAAACGAATTGAATCATGATAATTTTTTTATTTTTTTAGATCCTCCATATTTTGAAAACGGACCAGGTCTTTATACCAATTTTTATACTGAAGAAGATCACAGAAACCTAGCTCGACATGTATCTGAGTTAAATCATAATTGGATTGTTACTTATGACAATGTTGATAAAATTAAAGAAATATACCAAGAATATAATTTTGAGTCTAAAGAATACTCATTGAGATATAGCGCTTACAATAAATATGAGGGTACAGAAATAATGTTTTATTCAAATAACCTTATTCCTGTTAATTTCTAATTTCATAATATCGTTATAAAAAGCTATGATTAAATCAATAGCTTTTCTTTTTACTATTTTTTCAATATAATAAACATATAACTACCAATGAGGTGATCCAATGAAAATAGCAATATATTCTAGGAAAAGTAAATTTACTGGCAAGGGCGAAAGTATTCAAAACCAAATAGAAATGTGTAAAGAGTATTGCAACAAACACTTTGGCCAATGCGAATTTATTATTTACGAAGATGAAGGATTTTCTGGTGGAAACACAGATAGACCCCAATACAAACGTATGATGGAAGATGTTAGAAAGAAAAAATTTCAGGCAGTTGCATGCTATAGACTAGATAGAATCTCCCGTAATGTTTCAGATTTCTCCCAGACATTAGAAGAATTAAATAATAAGAACATAGCTTTTATTTCAATAAATGAACAATTTGATACATCCACACCAATGGGAAGAGCCATGACCTATATAGCAAGTGTTTTTGCACAGCTTGAAAGAGAAACTATTGCAGAAAGGGTCAGAGACAATATGCTACAACTAGCACGTTCTGGAAGATGGCTTGGAGGAATTGCTCCTACAGGGTATAAAAGTGAACCTATTACATATTTAGACAGCAATATGAAAGAGAAAAAAATGTACAAGTTGTCTCCTGTAAAACAAGAATTAGAAGTTGTAAAGCTTATATACAAAAAATATTTAGAATTTCAATCCTTAAGTCAATTAGAAACATACTGCTTGCAAAATAATATAAGAACAGTCAATAATAGAGACTTTCAAAAATATACTTTAAGGACTATATTGACTAATCCTGTATATTCTAAAGCTGACCAAAGTGTGTATAACTATTTCTATTCTAGGGAAGCTCAAATTTGCAATAACAAAAATGAATTTACTGGTAAATATGGCATTATGGCTTATAATAAAAACTTGGTTAAAAAAGGACAATCTGTCAAAACTAAAAATATGGATGAATGGATTATAGCTATAGGTAAACACAAAGGAATAATAGAAGGAAGTGAATGGGTTATGGTACAAAATACATTGAATAAGAATAAAAGCCTTGCTCCAAGACAAGGGACTTCCGCTGCTGCTATGCTTTCAGGATTACTCTATTGCAAAAATTGTGGCAATTTTATGAGAGTTAAATATGGCCAAAAGAAAAAAAATAGTGATGAAAGACACCACTACTATGTATGCAGTATGAAAGACAACTCTAGAGGTTCCAGATGTAATATGAAAAATCTAAAAGGTGAAGATACTGATCAGTATGTAATAGAAAAATTAAAAGAGATGATTGAATCTGGAATATTAAAAGATATAGATAATGTTAAAAAAAATATTGAGGACAAAAAGAAAATAAATAAAAATATCTATGACAAAATAACTGCTAATGAAAAAGCTATAGAAAATTTATTGAAACAGCTTTCACAAAATGAAAGTGAAACTGTAGCAAAATATATTTTCTCTGAAATAGAAAAACTAGATAAAGAAAATAAAGAATTAAAATCTAAATTAGATAAATATGACAGTGAAACAAATATTACAAATTTAGAACTATTTAAAGAGGCTGTAGTGCGATTTTATGAGTCTATAGATGAAGTGCCTTATGAACAGAAAAGAAACCTTATACAAGGAATTGTGAAACGTATAGAATGGGATGGAAAAGACCTGCATATTGATATTTTTGATATATAA